TGCTGTAACTGTTGTAATGGCTACCTAAAGGAGAGTAGATATGGGCTCTTACGGCAAAAAAACAAGAAACCCAGGTTGGCAATCAGGAAATCATTGGGTTATATGCGAAGTTTGCGGGTTTGCTATCAGGGCCTCAAGTGCTAAACTTACTTGGGATGACAGAATTGTTTGTCCAGAGGACTTTGAGGTTCGCCATCCACAAGATTTCGTTAGAGGTCGCTCTGATAACCAATCGGCTCAAGGTTTAGTTAGTCCAGAAGTAGTAGATGAATTCATAGGTGGGATATGTACTACTAGGTCTTCTGTAGCTGGCGTTGCTATTGCTGGTTGTAGTATAGCTGGTATGAGTAGCTCCTACACACCAATTCCTGTTGGTACATTTATTAATTCTTTATGAGGCCATTATGCCTACCACTACATTCCAAGATCAAATAACAGTTATTGAGGCGGATTGGCTTAATGGTGTTGATTCCCATGTGTACGACGAAAATACAACGGCGCACTCTGGATCTCATATAAGCAATACACCAGCTGGGAATATAACAGCAACAACTGTACAAGATGCTATTAATGAGTTAGATACTGAGAAACAATCAATAAATTTAGGTTTAACCTCACAAACCATTGAAGAAGGAGTCCTTCAACAGGTCAACGACTTCGCCACGCTCCAGACAATCAATCCTGTGGCCGGGCGGTTTATATACCTGAAAGGCCACACGGTGGCAGGCGTAGGTGGCGGTGTGTTCCAGGCGCTTACCGGCGCGGCCCCTGGAACTTACACGGATGACGGCGGAATCTATGCTGTTCCGGGCGATGGGTCTGCGTGCTGGAGGCGTGTTCTTAGTGGATTCATATCCCCTGAGATGTACGGAGGATTTACACCTGCCGCGACACAATCGTGTATCGATTTTGTGCCAGTGTCCGCTGGATATGAAATTCGCCTACCACCTGAGTCCGCGACATGGGACTCAGGGGTGGTCATTCCTTACAATAAGCGCATAAAACTGCGAGGCACAAAAGGTGCCACCACGATTACAATGGGGGCTTCTTTCGGCACATCAAATAAATTGTTCAACTACGAAGGAACGAGTCTAAATCGCTCGAATATCATCGACATCGGCGGGATGAGCATCTACGGAAACAACGATCCGGCGAATGATGGTATTGCAATCAATTCGGCGTATTCGACAAACATGTACGCCTCTGACCTTCTCATTGTTAACGTGAGAAACACCGCGATTAAAGCATCAAGAGCATGGGATTTTATTGCGGATAACGTCAAGGTATACGCCTGCGGGCACTCTACTTCCGATCTCCCTGCCGTAGAGATTGGCGACACGACAGGGGCCGGGAACGATAATACAAACACGGTTAAGCTCGACAAGGTTACTATCGAGCGTAGCTACGGCATAGGATTGCGTGCGCGTATAGGCTCCCACCTGTCTATTGTCGATTGCAAGCTACATGGTCGTGCGCTAACGGATGCTGATTATGCGTTGTCTAAAGAGGCGTTGTATATCGAGGACTTCACGCACGTTAAACTAGGGGCTGGTACTGAAATATCACAGATTAGAACCGGAGCAACATCCGGAGCCGTGAAAGTTTCTGGTACTGGTATTACGCATCTAAGTATTGATGGCCCGGTATCGTTTGATGCCATCGGAGCCGACGACACATATGCTGTATACTTTGATCCATCGAATGCGAATGCGAAATTGGAAATTGACGCCGCCTTGTTCAACGGCACAAGGGCTGCCACAAAGTACATATACATCGGCTCAAGTGTCGGTGACAACGCTTATTTCATCGGGCCTTCTAATATATTTGCGTCAAAAGGATTCGAGGTGTCTAATGCCAAAGCGTCTCCGCACACCAGCTACCGGCTGGACTACCTTCGGTCAATTCGAGTAGCCGAACATGATTCTGTTCCTGCGAATAACATAGCATTAGATGGCGGAGCTGCCGTGTTGGATTTCCCTCAGTCAGGAAACTCCGTTCATAATACCATGTGGATGTTCAGGGCAGGAGGGGAGTGGCGCGCGGTTGGGCTGCAAGAGTGGTCTGGAAACATAGGCCTTGTTACTTCCGGAAAGTCGTTCATGTCCCGTAGATTCCCGCTTGCAACGAATTTCACCATTGAAATATTACGGATCGACGTAACTTGCGGAACGGGTCCGACAGAAGATCATGCTGGCGGCAACTACTGGTCCCTGAACGTAACTAATGGGTTTACCACGGTATCAATCATTCTTGACGGATCGTTAGCGGACGTGACCAAGACGAGCCTGGATGGTGGGTCGGTAAACTTCGGTCAGGCGACAAATCTTGCCGCAGCGAACTGGGGTTCGGGGTCTATGGTGCGTGCAAACCTTGTGCAAACAGGGTCTCCTGCGACTCCTCCAGCGGACGTTAATGTGACCATAGTTTATAGGTTACGCAGAAGTTAAGAATGCAAACCATCCCCCGCCCACTGCCGGAGTTCTGCTAGAACGCAGAATCGCCTATTAATCATAGTAATATAGGAATAATAAATGGCTACTTCAGGCTCGATAAATCTTTCTGCTGATGGCGCAGCCATTGTTACTGAGGCGCTGGAGCAGCTGTCTGTGCTGGCTGAGGGGCAAGCCCCCTCGGCTGCTCAGTATACAAGCTGCCTGCGCACACTTAACATGATGCTGAAGGCGTGGCAAGCAGATCCTATGGGCACCAACCTGTTTGCAATACAGAAGATATATGTGTTTCCCCAGAAGGCTGCAAAGACTGTAACTCTGTCATCTACCGGGGATCATTCTACAACTTCGTTTGCTTACACGACAGTATCAACAGCTGCTGCTGCAAATGCAACATCTATAGTTGTTAACTCTGCCACTGGAATAGCCAACGGCTACAACATTGGTATTGAGATGTCAACTGGCTATCTTCATTGGACTACTGTTAGTGGGGCACCTGTTGGAACAACTATAACCCTAGCCTCTGGTGTAACTTCCTCTGTAGCCGCTGGTGCTACAGTGTATTGTTATCAGACTAAAGCAAACCGCCCTATGGAAGTTCTTGAGGCTGTAAGACGCACAGCGTCTAATGAGTCTGACACACCTCTGGAGCGGATGAATCTTAGGGACTACACTACACTAACTACTAAAGGAACATCTTCATCTGTACTTCAGTACTATTTTGAGCCACAAAGAACACAAGGTGTATTGACTCTGTGGCCAGTGATGTCTAGTGTAGACGATTACATTGTCCTGTGGGTTCGTCGTACCTTGGAAGATGTAGATGCTTCCACGGATGAGGTAGATTACCCGCAGGAGTGGTTTATGGCCATAGCATTGAATTTGGCTGTACTTCTAGCTCCCAAATATGGAATACCCTCTGGCGACTTCCAGAAGATTCTACTGCTAGCTAGAATGTACAAAGATATGGCAGAATCTGGGGACACTGAAACGTCATTCAGAATACAGCCATCGGAGTATTAATATGCCTATCGTTGATATCCCGTTTGTTACATTTCCTGATGAACGAGCTACCAATACTGAAAAGAATGTACACTTTATAAACTGTTTTCCAGAGATGGTTCATGCGGGTAAATCAGACAGTGGTGAGTCGTACACGAGGTATAGGGTTAGAGTTCGTCCTGGGTTATCAGCATCAGGAGTTGATTACCCCACAGATGCTATGCTTACTTGGCGTGGTGAGTATTCATGGGAAGGATACTTATACACAGTACTGGGTAATAAGATATACAAGGGGGCAGCTAATATAGGAACTATGTTGTCATCGACTGGTGATGTATATTTTACTTCCACCCAAGGTGCCAACAAAAAACTAGTTATAAGTGACATGAGTAATTTGTACATAGTAGATACGTCTAATAATGTATATTTACTCGCTGGTGGTGGTACGACATACTCTGATTGGGCTGGGACCACAGCGTACTCATTAGGAGCGCGGCGCGTTCCAACAACACCAAATGGATTTTTCTACGAAGTTACTACAGCTGGAACGTCGGCTGGATCTGAGCCCGCGTGGCCGACTACATTAGGAAACACCATAACTGATGGAACAGTATCCTGGACATGTACGGGGTATTACACAACCCTACCTACTTCTCATGGTCCTGGATTAGTATTTCTTGATGGGTATGTGACATTAATGACAGCTGATGCTGAGGTTTATCATTCTGCTGTAAATGATCCACTTGACTGGCCAGCTCTTAATGTATTAACAGCGGAGATGGAACCTGATGATGGTACACGAATAATTAAACATAATAATTACCTTGTGGCTTTTGGTGAATGGACATACCAAGTGTTCTATGATGCCGCTAACCCAACAGCTAGTGTGTACGGAACTGTTCAGGGTGCTAATAATTTCATAGGATGTCCTGCACCAAAATCAGCTGTTAATATCGGTATACATTTGATGTGGGTTGGTCGTGATCGTGAGGGGCAGCTCGGTGTGTATTTAATGGAGGGATTATCCCCACAACAAATAGCTCCTACGTGGGTTATTAGGTATTTGGAGGATAGTGATGGGTCCGCTAATGTAGGTAATATATCTGCTAGTGCTGTTAGTATGTACGGTCATCAATTTTATGTGTTGAATATACCTGCGGTTGATACAACCCTAGCATTTGATTTGACTGAGCGCATTTGGGTTGAGTTTCAGTCTCTTGTTTCTGGTTCACCTGCTAGGTTTATCTATACTTCTTTCCTGTCTCTAAATGGAGACATGCTGGCTATTGATAGGACTAACCAAGTTGTATCTAAATTTAGTACTAGTGGTCTTGATGTAGCAGCCACCAGGGAAGTGTATATTCTAACCGATCCTTGGGATGGTGGTATAGGCGCAATAAAGTTTATGGATGCTGCTGAGGTAGTTTCTGATAGGCCGTCAGCATCTGACACAGTGACACTATACTACTCTGATGATGATTGGCTGACTACATCTTCTGATGTTCGTACATTCAATCTATACTCTAGGTCTGTTCCTACTCGTTTCGGCGCATTTACACGACGTTCATTTAAGCTGAAGTATACTGGAACAAATGACTTGCGATTTGAGTCTTTGCGAGTAAGTATACGATCCAGTCAGAGACTTGTTGTTGGAGTTAAATAATGGCACTTTCACCTCCACCGCTTATTGATGAGATGGGAAGTTTTAGGTGGCTTGAGTGGTTTAGGCTAGTCACAGTACGAGTAAACGAATTATCTAGTGTTGCATGGGCCAATATAGACTTCACAGGCTCCAACCTAACAGATCTTGTAACAAGACTGCACAATACCTTGCAGACTATACAGGGTGGCGCTAGTGGTGAGTATTACCACTTAACTAGTACCCAACACACCGAAGCAACAGCAACTCGTGCTACTCGTGGTGTCGACACCACAGATTATTTGGTAGTTGATGATAGTGCTAAAGGGGTTGTTCTTAAATCACCTGATGGGCATTATTGGTTAGTTACTGTTGATAATACTGGTGCTCTGAATACGTCGGACTTGGGAACGAGTAAGCCATAATGTATTGGGTAGATGAGTTAATTCTCGATGCTCTAACACCTGAAGTTATGCAGGAGCCGGATTTATCTCCTGAAGCTATAATGGCGTATGTACACTACAATGAACAAATTGGGACACTACACGTAATCAAGTCTGTTGAGAATCAGGCTATAATGGTAGTAACTAGGTCTACTAAGTATCGTGCTAATTTACACATAGCTACAAAATATAGTTCCTTCCGTACTTTTGTTCGAGCTTGCAAAGAGTTCAAAGAAGCTTTGTATGATCTTCCTTATGATCGATATGAGGCTAGATTTCATGATGAACGCTTTGGTTCTATTCTACTCAAGCTTGGCTTTTCACACGAAGGAACAATGATAGAATCATATACCACCAAAGAGGGTGAGAAAAAGAATGAGTATATATACGCTCTAAACGTATAGGAGATCACAAATGGGTGATTTAGTTAAATCAGTAGCTCCAGCGATTGGCTTCATGTTTGGGGGTCCGATGGGCGCAGCTATGGTTGGTGCTGCCATGGGAGCTGGTGTTGGTTCTGGTAGGATAGGTGGCTCCGGGTGGCTTGGTAGGGCCACTGCTGGTGGAGTTGGTGGTTATCTTGGTGGTATGACTGGTAACCCGGCGTGGGCTAATGCTGGTGCCCAGGCTGGCATTGCCGCAGGTAATGGTGGAACTGGTTGGCTAGCTCGTGGGGCAGCTGGTGGAGCAGCCGGTTATCTGACTGGTAGTGCTGCTAACACTATTGCTAATTTTGGTAAAGGTGCTTACGCTGGTTGGGCTAGTTCTCCTAGCGATGCTAGTATTGGTACTAAGGCCGCCTCTGCTGTAGGCGGAGGATATGGTGCTGCTACACAGGCTGGTACCACGTCTCTTGCTGGTTCTGAGATGGCTAAGAAATACGCTCCTCTTGTTCAGACTGGTCTTAATGTAGCTGGTCAACTTGATTACCAGGAACAGATGCAGAAGGCCGCTGAGGCTGCTGATCCGTTTGCAGGCCAGCGTGCTGGTTACCAGACGCAACTTCAGCAACTTATGGCTAACCCCAATAGTATAACTCAGACTGAGGCGTATAAGTTCCGCTACAATCAGGGTGTAGAGGCTATTAAGCGCAACTCTGCTCGCGCAGGATACTCTGGTTCTGGTAACATTGATGTTGCTCTTGCTGATTACGGACAGGGACTAGCTAGCCAGATGTATAACGAAGAAGTTAATCGCCTAATGCAGTTGTCTGGTGCTAATTCTGGTAGTCCTGCGGAAGCCTCCAACGCATATTCCCAGATGGCTGCTGGTCGTCAGAGTATGTACACGGATCTTGGTCAGCTGTATAAGTACTACATGGAGTAATGATTATGCCGTCTCAATTTGATAAAATCATAAACACTCCTACTACTCAGGACAGGGAGATGGCTCGTCTTGAGAAAATGCTCATGCTCCGTGAGAAGTCGCGTGCTGTTGAGAAGGCTGAGGAACAGGCTCCAGCAGATAGGGCGGCCACTAAGCTCGCCGAAGAGACTAGCAAGATGCAGCTTCGTAATCTTCCTCTTGCTGAACAGGCAGCTATTGCTGAAACTCAAAAGAAGATTCGAGATACAGCTGTATCCATGAAGGATAGTGAACTTACTGATTTGGCGGTGCTACTCGGAAATGTTAAGAACCAGGAGCAGTATGATGCTGCTCTTGGGGCTATGGCTGAACGATATGGTGAGGGCTTTAATCCACAAGAGTTTGGTCTTGGTCCTACATTGGACGCACGAACTAAGTCGAACATTAAGTACGTTGCTGAGACTGCTCGTGATAACCTCCCTCATGTACGAGCCAAGGAATTGGCCAATATGAAGATAGAGGCAGATCTTGCTATAGAGTCATATAAGCAGCGTACTAGTAAGCTATCAACTGACCAGCTAAAGGCCCAGGCTCTTGCTATGCGTATAGCTAATCAACAGGCAGCTGCTGCTGGTGGGCAGGTGCCTTTCCAACTAACTCCTGACCAGGACGCATTAGCTGACTCAGCGACCAAGGATACCCGCTTGAGTATTGCTATGCAGGCTGCTATGGGGAATATGCAGGCATTCCAGGCTCTGATGAAAGGTGATACCGCTCCGTTCATGCAGGCAGTTGGTGCTGCTTCAAGCCAGATGGATTTGCTGTTCACATATAAATCTTTATCCCCAACTCAGGTTACTAGGCTTCGGCAGGCAAGAGAGGCTCTTGCAGCCAATCCTAATGCTGCTGAGGGAATAGTTAAAGATGCATTGAAGTTTGGTATATCTAAGGAGCTGGTTCTCTCTAATGTAGGTGAGTAATAATGGAAGACAATCCGTTTGCCAAGTACCATGCTATAGACGCAACTCCGTCTATTGAGAATGCTGAAGAACAAAACCCGTTTGCTAAATATGCAACTGGTGGTACTGGCTCGCCTGAAGTAGAACAAACACAAGATGGGTCAACCATAGACAACATAGTTGATTCCTTTGCCATGAGTGCTAAGGCAGCAGAATGGGGATTTGCTGAGGGAGCAAAGAATCTCTATCTATACATGGCCAATATTCCTGGTGGTATAGAACGTTTGTCTAATTGGTTGTCAGAAAAGACTGGTTATGTACCAGAAGACATTAAGGAAGGAGAATCTGTACAGGATGCTATCAAGCGTGAGTCACGCAGTATAGGTCTTGGACCGCTGGCTGATTGGATGCGGGCTCGCGCAGAAGTAGTTATGCCAGCTGAATGGGAAAAGGAGAATGCTCCGAAGGATCTAGGAACAAAAATCATAGCTGGTCTGGCTTCTGCCCCGGCGGAATTAGTGAAGTATGTACCGGCTATTAAAGCCCTTGGAACAGTTGGTGGCTTTACTGCTGTAAGTATGATCTCTGTTGCCGATCAGCCTACTGATGTAATCGTGGAGGAAGGTATTAAGGGTGCCTTAACTGGTAAGATGTTCAAGGCACTGGAGCCCCTCTCAGGTATGGCTCGTATAGGAGCAGCCTCTGCGTTGGGTGGAGGTTTAACTGCTGCTGAGGGTGGTTCTACTGAGGATATAGCGGCAGGTGCTGCTACTCTAGGTACGTTGATGGTTCCTGGTGCCTGGAAGGCCCCGGCCCACTACCAGCCAAAGGAAAGTTTCAAAGAAATATCTCCTGTGAAGGAGCCTGTGGAATCTTACACACCTGTATCAGATTCCGTGGGCAAAGAGTTGTTTGCAAAAATAACAGATCTCAATACGAACTTATCTGAGATTAGGACTAAACTACGGTCAGAGAAGTCGGCGGAGTTGAAGGACACTCTGCGGGTTATGAGGGATGATGTTAGACAGCGACTGAACACCACAATTACTCAATACAGGGAGTTCAAGGCTGTAAAGGCAATAGAGTCCCAAATACAAACAACCCTTGCGTATGCGCAGCGTCTTGCTAATGAGAATGGAACAGACCCTAGGTATGAATTGTACAAAGTTCTACCTAAGCTGGCTCCTGAGTACACACTACCAAACCAGATAGATATTGCTGCCAATCTTAGAAAAGAATCTAAGAATCCTGGTGCAATCATAATGGATCATGGGAGTTTGAAGGATCGTATCATCAAGAAAGTTCAAACTGGTGTTGACGACGCTGGGGAACCTATATTCAAGAAACTCAGGACTGAGAAAGATATAGGTGGGTTTACAGAACTTGGTGTTGGATCTGTTAAACCAGGAAAGTTCATGATGGATAATACTCTGATACGTTGGGGTGTTGACACGTTGTATCAGCATCGTATTCGTACAGAGAATATGGTACAGGAATTCCTGTATGCACCTCGTATGACTAGCACCCTTGGTATAACCACGATGCGTGGTGCTAAAATGGTGCCAACAGAAGTTGGTGGTCTTACTGTATGGAATGGGATGTTTAGGAAGCAGCAGAGGCGTGTTCTAGATGCAATGATTAAGGATGAGATTGCTGGGCAGAAGGGTGTGTCTACATCTGACGCTGAGTTGGCGCGTAGACACAAGTTGTCTCCTGAAGAGATTAAAGCCTATCGTGCTATCAGAACCATGAATGATCGTGTTCTGGATCTAGTTAATGACACAATAGCTACATACCGCCCAGACCTGAAGCAAGTCAAAAAACTTCCTAACTGGTTGCCCCACCAGTTCCTTGGTGACTTCCGTGTGTACGTGAAGGACTCTAAGGGTAAGCTAGTTATGGCTGTGCCCGCAGACACTAAGATTGGAGCTAAGTTTATAGCGAAGAAGATCAAGAAACAGCACCCTGAGCTTGAGGTACAGGAGCCTAGGGATGTGGGTTTTTACGACAAATCAGACCCGTCTGTTACTCTGTTCGCTGAAGCTATGCTGTATCTTGGTAATAAGCACCCTCTAGCCGAGGCTGTGTCTAAGACCTATAAGGCCGTCCTGGCTGAAAAGGGCTTTATGAAACATGGCACTAAGCGCCAGTGGGTTGAGGGATGGACTGGTAGCGAGGCAGGAATTACTGGTGTAAAGAACTTTGAAAAGTCTATTGAGCTGTTCGTTAAAGGTGGTATAAACTGGGTTACTAGGCAGCAAACTGATGCCATTATGAATCCAGTCTTCTCCGATGGAACTATTGTGTCTAGGTATCCCAACACAATGAGTTACCTGCAACGATACAAAAATAATGCGTTTGGACAGAATAGCATTGTTACTAAAGCACTATCAAAGGGATTGAAGGAGTATATCGGAGCCCACGGACTTAGCCGAACCTTCGGTAACATCAACCACGCAACGCTAGTGTTTAAGTTGTTCCGGTTTACATTCTTCATGAGTCAGGCATGGCAGCCTATGGTATCTGTTCCCCCTAAGTTAATGGCTCTTTCCCATGATGGGTATAAGGGATCAGTAACTAAAGCTATGGGGAAAGCGTTCCTTGATTTCTTCATACCAAATAAGGAGTCTATGGATGCTACAAGGTATGCCGTGCGTACAGGAACTATAGCACCTAAGTATGTTGCTGAGGGACTTGAGGGTGATGTTCTTCGAGGGGCCACTAAGACTAGGATAACTGGCCGAGAGGCTGGGGAGTTGGCTAAGGAGTGGCTGACTTTGGAGAAGCCAGCGGCTCTGTTTGAGGAGGCGTCTCGTCACTTTGCGAACCTGACGTTCTACAACTATCTGAGATCTGCTGGCGCTAGCCATGCAGAGTCTGTTAAAACAGCCGCATACCTGACTGATAGGACTATGGTAGAGTACAACAATCAAGAACGCCCAATGATATTTACTGAGGGTGGGCTTGGTGTTCTTGGTAAGCCTTTTGGATTGTTCCAGACATTTAAATTCAATGCTTTGGCTCAATACATAGAGTACGCCAAGTTAGCAAAGGGAACGGGGGATTTTCGTCCTCTCCTTACTCTCACACTAGGTACTCTTATGACTGCTGGTTTGACTGGCGTAATTGGTGCTGGTGAATACAATGCACTGGTTAGTATGGCAAACACCAATCTTGGTACTAGTTGGCCTACGCTTGAAGAGTTAGCAATCACCACAGGTATGCCTGATGTAATACATTTTGGTGCTCCTTCAGTTGGAATCAATGTTGATATGTCATCCACAATGAATGCTCCTGGTATTGTATCAGAGCCGTTCTTCAGGGCTCCTGGATTGGAGTTCGCGTATGACATAGGTAGTTCTGCTACCAAATTGTTAGTGAAGAGTGCTAATGGAACTGCAACTCCTTCTGACTATCAAGAGTTCTGGATGAATGCTTCTCCTGCTTCTTTAAAGGGTTTGGTAGAAGCATACTACACCAACAAGAAATTTGGCAAAATCATTGATGTTCCTGTACCAGATCCTGCTCATAGAGACAGGGGAACAGTGGAGAGATCATTGCATGATTGGTATGCCAGAATGCTTGGTGGCAGATCTCTTGAGGAATCTAGACAACTACGAGCATTCTATGAGATGACTCGTATACAGCGAGAAGCTTCGGCAACTGATGAAACGCTTATCAATCTGATAGCATACTCAGTTACTAATGATTTACCAGTGCCGGAATTTGCCTTTAACAAGTTAATTGAACATGGGGTGCATCCAACTACTATACAGAATAGGGTTAAATCTCAGATTCTGTTGTGGAACACTACTCTTCTTGATAGAACCATGATGAAGCGTAACATGTCCCAGCAAATTCTTCAGCAGCCGATTCTCCAATCTCTAGATGAACAGGGTGAGTAATATGTTTGAGAAGGTTAAACTCGTCATAGATTGGTCTGCTGTTGGTGTAGCCATCTCAACGATAGCTGGGTGGTTACCAGCGTTAGCCTCTTTATTTTCTGTAATATGGTTAGGGTTCCTGATATATGACAGACTGAGGTACGGACCAAAACGATAGGCAATAAAAAGCCCCGGCTAGATTTCTCTGGTCGGGGCTTTGTTGTTTTTAGCTGTTGTAATCTAGTATGAAGTCACCAGAGTTACGCTTTGCCTTTTCTTTTTCAATATCTCTCTGTTTACCCTTATCTACGTGCCTACTAGCCATCCATCCAGGGAAAGTCCCATCAATAATTCCGTGAATTGTGGGATCTATTTGTACACCTTTATAATGGAAGTACAAACCTATACCAGTTATGATGGCAGCACCGAATGGACGCAGTATTGGAATAACTACATCCCTAAATGCATACAGCACCTTAACAAAGGCATCTACCTTTGGGGTAGTCTTAGTAGTCAACACTGTCTTCTGCCAATCCAGAACTGCTCCCATAACCTCCTTGTTTAGTTCGTTCTTCTTATCTTTATCCTCCACTCCCTTATCAATCAAATCCATAAGTTTTGACCCAAGGAGTAGTCCAGCAGTGATAGGATCACTCATGCTACATACCTCTCATATTTGTCAACAAATTTCTCAACAGTTCCCTTGCCATACTTAGTGTTATAGTATTGTTTCCAGTAGGAAGCAAGAGCTACCACATCTTCGGCTGACGGCAACTTCTCTGGAACACGTAGGTAGTGTATACGAGCAAACGCTGCTGCGTAATACATGTTACCAACCAAGTGCCTACTATCCAACTTATCAACACCCGTAGCTTCCTTTATCTTAGCTACTAGATCTGGCTTGTAGTACAAGTAGTGACGAACAATATCGTCATGTGTTGATGGCTCCATCTGGAATATACCTTTAGCTGGACCACCTACCTGGGTTATGTATTCACCAAGATTGCTTTCAACTGCTGCTGTACCCATAAGAAGATCTACAGCGGCTTCTGAGTACAACTCCAACACTTTCAGTACAGGAACAACCACAGATTCTTTTAGTTGCTCTTTGTTTATCGACATTTCTTCTTCCTCAGTACAAACACAAATACCAACCTTTATGGGTTTATACGAATAGTCGTACCAAGCCTGCGGGGCTTGGAATGGGGCCAACAACATAGCCAGCCCCAAAACAATAGCCTTAAACACCGCACGAGCCTCCTTTTCCGGAAATTTCACAGATATCATTCTCTACGAATTCCACACCCTTATGCTTGATTGCTTCCTCATAGGGCATAGAAGTTATGGGCTGTCCTCCACGACTTCCATCTGGGTAACAAGTAAAACCTCGGAGTCTTGGAGCATATGCTCTAAGTGTTTCAGCAAATGCTTTGACAAGTCCTTCGTTATTTCCTCGTGACCCCCATTGTGGTAGGTTGATCGTGGATGATATTGACATGTCAACGTAATCTTGAATATCTGCTTGGAATGCGATACGTCTTTCATAATCATTGGCCAAGTCTGTTGCTGTTTCTATTTTATCTGGATCTAGCCCATATTCTTTGATGAGCAGTTCTGCTGTACTATCAACCATGTATTGGTAGTGCCACTTACCGGCATCTTTCAAATATCGTCGCTTATACGCTACGGCGTAGATTGGCTCTATACCTGTAGTTGTACCAGCTAGATTACCAATAGTGCCTGTAGGTGCAACAGCACGATACGCTACTGGCCTGCTGATGTAGAGTCGGTCACAGTGTTCGTTGGCTGCTTTTTCTGACTCTGTTGCGTATTCGCGCAACCATGCGTGCAACTCCGGCACGACCTCGTACCTGTACCCACGCTTGAGAAGCCATTCGTGGATGCCCATAAGTCCCAACCCGAGTCGTCTATTTTTCTCTCGAACTTGATAAACCTTCTCGTATGGGAGTTCGGATCTAAGCGTACCGCAAACAAGGAACTTAGAGGCGAGTTCGATAGTGAACGTAAACTCGTCCAAACTGCTGATAGCTCCCATATTGATTGAACCAAGATTACCACCGCTTGGTCGGTTAGACAAGATCACCACCCGTTCTGGGTGCTACCTTTTGCAAAGATTCAGGCAGTTTGTAGCTATACGAATCAACTATAAATGGCGCAATGTTATCAAACCATTGATCTCTGGACTGTTTAGCTAAATTCAATTGCCAGAGATTACCATTTCTATTAATATTCCAAATAACTCCAAGTTTTTCAATAAAGGTTTTTCTTAGCAACTCTTGCTCAGCGTAACTATACGCGCACGTAGATAGGCGTACAATCATAGCTCCTTTATTGTTAAAACACAGAGAACCATCATCCATGTATAAGAAAGCAGCAGCTTCCCAATCCAGTAATGTGCACTGATGTGGGTCAATTACTCGATGGTTTTGGATGTATTGACGATCTCTAATGCGGCTAAATAGTGGATGAGACGTAGTTCTTAAATCAAGAACAGTCTTACCATTATCACTGCGCACATACTCGTCGATTCGTACTTTACAGTCCTGTAGACCAACAAATTTGTTGGCGATTACGGTTAAGTAGTCTTTATGTTCAGGACTTCTGGTTATAGAATAGTGGGCGTTTTTATTATGAGTACCATGCCCAACGTATCCATCACCGGCCACACTCCAAGAGACAAACTTGGATAACTGCATCATGTTAATCTTCATAGTCGTTACGGCTCCTTAATAGGCTGCCTCGGTGTTACAATTAAGCTTCCACCGATATTAGGTAGTTTGCAACTAGGGTCCCCCCTAGAGGGTGCATTTATTTACACGTCAGAGTCATCTTCAGACGTAACCTCTGTACAGGCGTTCCGAAGAGTTTCATTTTCTTTGTCCCCGAAATTGAAACTGAAGCCGGGTTCGCCCGTCCGCATTGCTTGTCGCACATTTTCGATAAATACCTCTGGTAGTTCCTGCTGTGCAAGAAAAGCGTTGTCGTAATTAACGCTAATGTTGGTCATATCCATAGGGCATGGGAAGTTAAAGTCATCCATCTTTGCGTCACGAAAAGTGTATGGACGTTCTTCTTCCCAAAACTTCTGCGCCCCAATGGGCATTGTTTCCCAGTCTTTCATGTGGAGGAATTTATCAACATCCTCGTGCTGCCAATTGAGACTGGCATATATAGCTGACCGCCTGCTACCACCCTGCATAACGCAGCGGCCTATTTCATTCACTGCCTTCATTAGTGGTAGTGGGCCTGAAGAACGACCACCAGTACGCTTTAGCTCATACCCTTCAGGACGGAGTATAGAGTAGTCAATACCAATACCACCTCCAGTAGATAGACAAGACAGAGCACGTTGTACAAGATTCGCCCACTCCTCTCTCGTGTCTTCTTCCGCTCTAAGTAGGTAGCAGTTATTGTAGAATGAAGCCTTACGTCCTGCGTAATACAAGTATCTTCCGCCAGGAACAAACCTAAAAGTGCGGATGAGATGTACTAGATCTTCCCTATCCTCTTTACTCATAAGTGGATGCAACGTTCCACCACGAGTTCCGCACACATCATCTACGATACGTCTCGCCAAGTTGGCCCACGAATCATTTGCTCCCTGACGATATTTATGATCAAATATCCTCTCCCCCAGACTGTTCCTGAACTCACTTGACATTCTTATTATCTTCCTCGCTAAGTCTTTTTTGTACAAGTTGTTGTACTTGAGGTATTAGTTGTGATGGGACATCAGCCAACAACCATCTAGACGCAGATATCCAACCATAACGTTTGATTACGTAATAGAATTGGTCTGCCCAAGCCTCAATTCTCTGTTCTTTAGAGTTGAATTTCAATACCGCGCATTCAGCCATTAAGGAAGTTCCTCTTAACACTATCTATTCCATGATAGGCTACATCCAAGGAGTCCCCATGAGTCAACACCACAATACCACTCCACCAGCTTAGCTGCTCCTCATTACCTTTGATATAGTCGGGCACGTAATCAATAAAGCAACCAACACCTATACCCTCTACTCGTTGGCCTCCGTCATGTGAATTACGATGAATACTATACAAACTACGTTTGTGATCATGGCCATATACACATGTCTGTTGCTGCCCCTGCGCCACAGTGGCCGCTAGATACTTACCACGTACAGGCTGGTTGATAGACGGGTTCATAGGTATGTGGGTAAACGCAACACCCTCTACGTATGCATATCTCTTATATGGGACAAGTTCCCAACCATCAAGTTCAGCACCAACCATTGAGTTGTCAGCAATGAAACCTAAAAGTTCAGGATGCTCATGCATATATCGTACAGCGCGCTCCTCATGATTTCCTCGAAGCCAGATTTTACGCGGGTTATATTGCGCCTTTTTATTAGCTGCCTGCTTTGAGTTATACTCACGCATAGGAGTCATAATGCGTTGGTATGCATCAACTCCAGCAGCTATATCAGCTGCAAGCCGACGACCCTCACGAACAATCATATTATTGGCGTCGTGATCTGACAAACTATCTAAGGTTAGGAAATCCCCCATCTGTACTATAGTATCAGGTTTTAGGGCTACGATCATATTACCAAGAGCCGTGTATCGCTCGTTACTATGATCTGGGTCAGCATGACTATCACCAATAACCAAAGTAGTATTACCGATCACCGTAATTATCCTCCCCAAATTCAACGCTTTTAAGAATAAGAAGTGCTTGATTGCACAATTCAAAGCAGTCTGTAGTGACTACCCACCCTTCCTCACTCTCACAGGCTCGAAGCTCGCTTACAGCTGCTTCGATAGCCTCCTTAACTGCTGTTACCTCAAGAGAGGTCAATGACACCATCATCTTCTTTTTCCTCATTCTTACCATACAGTTTCTGGCCGGGTTCCAGAAGGAACATCTCCGCCAAGTTCAAATAAGCAAGTACCAGTTGCTTTAGACCAAGTTCATCATCAGATAGTTCCATACCCATGTATTGTTTTTGGAAACAAAATGTCAGGAACTCCTTACAGGTACGAATGTGCTGCCCATGATACTCAAGAAGTTCTTCACTAATCTCTTTATCAGCCATTTAGATGCCCCTCATGATCAAATTCAATGTGACCCATTAGAAGGCCAGTATCTGGAGTGTGTATACCACACCAACCTGAGTCAAGCATAACTACAGGAAACTCTGCTTTAGTACTGTCCTTAGATATCACAGGCGGATACGCTCGGCACTGCCCAGTAACATCATCATCAAACCTCTTGCAGAATCGACATGTCCTACACTTAACAGGAATATCACTAATCGCCATTACCATTTCTCCCATATATCGAAGTATGTCTTAACTTTTTCTTCTTCAGTGGGTGTGTACACTACCAAACAGCTAGGAAACGGATAGGCACTGTCAGCCCCCTTGAACCTCACCCTCTTTCCTAGTGCTAAAACAGCCTCAGCCTTCCCCCAGACGTATTTCTTAAACCACCCGGCCGTAGGGTCCAGCCTCACTAGACAAACGACTGTGCAGCCTTTACGGGACTCTGAGAGGGCCTTCTCCATAAACCGTCCTATATTACCACGGCTATACGGGGGGTTCATCCATACTGATTTGTACGGCCACCAATCCTGTTTTAGGGCGTCCTCTTCCTCAGTGAAGTAGGTGCCTAGTTTGGCATTGTCATAGTTAGCACAAGCATCTAGCTCGAAGGAGAAATGCTGGTCTATGCTTTCAAATAGATCGTCTGGTGTTTCCCAAGTATCACCCTTGCTCATCGACCTTTTCCTCGGTGTCAACATGGAAGAAGTGGTACAATATATGTTCCAAAGCTTCCTTTTCATCTACGAACAGATGTTCGATAGGGAAGTTGTCAACAGAAGCCAGAATACCCTTTTCTTTACCTGCTTGTACTCGTTTAAGCGTTATATTACGAATCATTTTGATTCCTTTCTTCATTTGTCTTTTTAAGAAACCTACTAATATTTGAAGAATCGACACCAAGTTCTCTAGCTATATCACTCTGGGTTCTTCCATTATTAAGTTGTTCTAATATATACTCAGAATTGGTATTTATAGTAGTATATTTCTTAGGAATAACTCTAGCCTCTTTCCCCAATGCCTCGGCGACACTCCACCCACGGTATAATCTATACTGGATAGTATTTGGCAGTATTCCTAATATTCTGGCCCATTCTGATACTGTTTTTTTAGAATCCTCCCATTCCAGTAGCACATTATCAGATTTGTTAGATGCTTGCTGCTCGTAAGTAGCCCATCTACAATTAGTTGGTGTGTAATCCCCATTAACATCTATTCTATCTAAAGAATGCCCCTCTGGTCTAGGCCCCATATCACTATAAAAATTGATAAATGACTCCTTCCACTTATCACACACTTCTATACCCCTGCCTCCATAGTACTTATACCCAGTAGAATTTGGGTTATAGCACCTAGACATCATATTTCTGTAAGAAGACTCCTCTCTCGGAAATAGTACTCTATTCGACTCTGAGTCACGCTGCGTGGCTGTTATTTTTTTATGGCAATCTATGCATAATACGCGAAGACCACCAACACCCACAAACAATTTTCTACAAAATTCCGGTAAATCTGCGTAAGTTTTAAGTTCACCAGCGGGCTCCTTATGATCCACTTGAACTTCCTTCTGTGGGAACCAATTCTTACACTCCGCGCATTGAAATTCCCACTTCAATCTCTTTACTTGCGATGGCCGTTTGGCATCAGCCAGAACCTTAAACTTAGGGGGGTAACGATTGTACGCCGATCTAAGTGCTGAACGAAGGAAACTGAAGAATCTAGCAGTAGTCCACTCAGGATACTCCTCAAACGGAGGCGTTTTGCGGGCTATGGCACACCTCCTTAGTAATTTCTTCGCCATACTTCATCTCCCACCAACCGTCAGGTTCTCGTAGAATCCATAATAGATGACCATTACGTTCAATTTCATCCGCAGCCATCCACTCTATGTTATCCCATGATTCAGCTACAGGGCAGCCAAACTCACGTTCAGCAATCCAATCAGCGTAACTATCCAACACTACGGTCATAAACTCTTGTTCCGTGGAACATTTAGCCAACAACTTCTCAGCAGTCTTAGGTCCAACCCCAGGAATACCAGGAATATTATCTGTGGAATCCCCGGTCAACAACTGAGAATAAAAGTTCCGCATGCCCTGTAGTTCGTTTATCCAATATTTCTCCCCTGTCCTGAAGTTGTAGTGCCAACCAGGAATCATGTTCAGGTCTTTATCTATCGAGCATATAATGGTGCCGAGATCTTCCTTATCTATGAAATTCTCTTTACCATAACTAAAGTTTTTGTATTGCTCTATACCTAACTTATCATCAGCTTCAATTCCCTCTACAATCTCGGCATCCCATACATCCACAAGATACTTAGTTATGGCATCAAAGTGGTAGGGCTTCTTCATATCCTTGCGATTAGCTTTATATGCAGAATAGAAATTGTACCTGAAGTTACTATCCCCGGACAGATAAATACGTGGCACACCACCAGTAACTTCCAATATACTTTCAATCATCAATTTCACTGAATGAAGAACATTTTCTACTGGATCAACAACCAACTCTTCCACTATAGAGGCTTCATCAACATCGTTGTACGACAGAAATTTATTTAGGTCTGTCTTACCAATAAACGTTGCTTTACCTACATGATAGTGAGTTTTCTGCCCAGCAAAACCAACGGCGTATCTAATAATGTCACCGTCTATAAGACATAGCATATGTTGACACCCACTTTTTAACTAAGTTATGTACACCAGCATTGAAGAAACGCCGCCAAACATACCCACGGACAATTGATAAAATTGTAAATATCAAGGTGATATTTATATTTTGAATCATATTTACCTGCAAATCCCACACAGGTACAATTATAGCAGTCCACACAATAAGGGAAATTATAAACCCACTTGCTGTGTTTAAACATTGTTCTATAAACGACTCAAGCTTTGTTTGATTCATACCACTATCCTATAAAATGGAGCTGGTGGAGGGACTCGAACCCACAACCATCTGCTTACAACGCAGCCGCTCTACCAATTGAGCTACACCAGCTAATTCCATTAGTTAGGCAATGAGCCGTCGTCTGGGTCGAAATCGTCTAGGTCTTTGATGTCAATATCCAACCCAGTAAAGTTATCAGACATTACCGCGTTATAAGCCTTCACCAGTTCATTAGCGAAGTCAATAGCACGGTATAGCATGCTAACCTCAACCTCAGTTACCCCAGTAGAACGATTAACAACCTTATACAAATCATACAAGAAGTCGTTGTTATGGTCGCTCTTACCCACTATAACATCGTACATTGCGTTACTATACAATACGTTAGTCACTGAAAACCTCATCAGAATCAATCACAATCGAAGGCTCTAGTGTCATGAACTCCTTATGTTCCTGAACCAAGGAATCCACATGTGCAGGTGCGTTCATGTAAGTAACAACCAAATCATCTGCAACACCAGCTACCAGACTACGAATAGATTCCCACTTATCAGCCTTTGTCTTACCAGCTACAGGAAGTGCATCCTGACTAATAGCAATCTGAATGATAGCTACAGCTGTGTTAGTGGCGGCCTGATAAGAGATGATTTTCTGACGATCCAGATCATCCTTAGCCTTGTCTTCCCAGTACTTATCCTTTGGGTTAGACTTGTCCGCACGGGCGTCGGGTTTACCGGCTACCGGCGATACATGCGCAGTAGGAGGAGAATCAGTATCAACGTGAACAATACTGGCAACATCTACTTCGTTTCCATATTGCGTAACTTCGTAATTAAAGGAAATTACCTTACCTTTAGCGAAGTTAGGTTCAACAAGACCCGTCCGAAAGAAGTCGTCAGGCATGGAGTCAATCTTAAAACTCCAGTAAGTACGCCCCTTAAATACCTTACTACCTACGTATGTAACCTTACCACTTGCCATCTTAGCCATTACTTAACCCCAATAATCTTTTTGATGTTTTCAGCAACAGTTTCTGCTCGTTCCAGCTCTTTTACAAGATCTACATGCTTCTGTTTCAGAGATTCAATATCCTCGTTAACTGCGCGAGCCTGAGTACTCAAAGAATCAGTTACAATCAGTAGATTGTCGTAGGCGTTACGCAAACTACTAATAGCCCCGTCTACACGTGCAGACGCGGGGAAAAGGGCCATCAACTTATATACCAACTTACTCATTTTCTTTTACCTCTTTGGTAGGTTTATATCTATCATCATGCTCAGGATTTGAGCGCCAATACTCTGCTAATGCCAAAGCATTCCATACTATACGATCTACATGAGGAATCCCATCCTCCGGGTCCAAATCTTCGCCGTTCTGAAATGCCGTTGTGTGGCGAAGCAAGCTGTCAATAACACCAGTATAAGGAAGACCCTTCTTCCAGTTATACTTGGAGTATTTCTTTGCACCCCTATCACATACTACTGCTACACCCTTAATTGCGTTAGGAAAATCCAACAGATACGACAGTGGAGGTTTCCCATCATTAAATCTACTAGCTTGATTCATTTAAGTATTTATTCCTCCAGTTCTTATTATCTGACCAGTGTTTACCGATCTTAATCTCTGCTTCCAGTGGCACATTAAAATCTATGTTGTATACTACTTTCAGATACTCTACGACAGCACCAGTTAGCGAAAAGTTCGCAATTTCTTCATAAAGTTCATGCTCCCCTGGTGCTACTTCTCCAATTGTTGAGTCATGTATAGTGTTTACTAGAAATGATCTCATCTCAGCTGCATTCATAAGATGCCACTGATATACCATTCCTATTGGAACTATATCAGCAGTAGCAAACGACTGCACAGGATAGTTGCATATCGCTGTGGTATTAACTACATACCCACTTCTAGTCACTTTAGTATCAGGCCAGTAGAATCTCAAACCTGTTACCGTTACCAACTCCTTTGTCTTTAAAACCTCATCTATCCAGCGTCCCTGCGCTGCTGTTATTCCTTTGTGCTTATCCTTAAACGCTTGGTAATACTCACGCTCTCTATCCGTACCGCTCATACCACCATACAAGGGCTTGCTTTAAGTTACGAATTTCCATATTCTCCCGCATTACTGCGGGTATCGGACTATATCATCACCCTCTTAAAGGGGCTAGGCGCTTCGGGCTTATTCCTCTTCAGCCCTACTCTCTTTCGAGATAGTCTCTGAACTTTCAAGCTCGTTGTGCAATTTCCTATGACACCACCAGCACAATAAAGACAAGTTATTAATATTGTTGTTAAATGTGTCTTTATCTCGATGGTGTATATTCCATTTACGAGAGGACAGTAGCCTAGTGTCAATCCCACAGTGCTCACAATAGATTCTATTATTACGAATAGTATCTTGTAGTTGTCTCCACTTAACCCCATTAGCTGTCAATTCTGAATTATTAGCTAGTGGGCCTCTACGTGGTGAGGGATTTCCACCTTTACCTGTCCCAGGCATTTTTATTTTGTTGTATTTAAGTTTATGATTGTATGAATTTATTATGTGCCTCTCTTTCTTAATCTTTTTCGCACACGTAGGGCAATATCTACCAGCAGGACCAGTAGCTATGTATCCTAGTAAACATACCTCACAAACCTTGTTATACATTTATGCCTCTTGCTTAGCTGCTGATTGCCCTGTTACCAGGGGTTCCAGCAATTCACCTAGTTATTCGACACTGATTACTCAGTGAAGCTTCCAAACGAAAGTATGTGGCTTACTCTCCTGCCTAGCCTCTGAGCCTTCCGGGGTATTTTTATCCCCATTACAAGCTTCCCATATTTCCTTAAAGATGATAGATGCTGTGAATCCATGTGCATCTACTTTGTTGAGAATGTCTTGCAGACCAGTCTCGTCCTGCCCCAAGAATACCGCTACTCGATACTCCAACTGAGCCTCATCAGCTTCACCTATATCCCATTCCGAATTACGAGCACTAAATAGGGGCTTCAGTTCCCGTGGGAAATTCTGAAACTGAGCTTTGTAGTTTTTACCAGTCGAGGATAGGCGCTGAGTGCCAGTTCTTGTCTGGTTAAGTGCTGCTGTAAGAATGTGATCTTCTGTTTCTGTTGTGCAAGCGTAGAATTTATCAAGAGCTTTCGACATAAGAGCTTCTAGCTTTGATGACTTCTTTGCAAGTTCAACGAACTTCTTTTGTTTAGCTGTCTTAGCTCGTAGTTTTAGAATTACATCTAGTGCAGTAGATGGCTGTCCAGTCTTAGCTGATACTATCGGGTTACCCCTATAATCCTTTGGAATATCAAACCCAAGGACAGTGTATATAGCCTCAACTTTCTGTTTTGGGGAATTCATGTTGATGTTACCCATCAGGGCATGCATATCCCCCTGCACCTGCTGCAATTCGCTAGAATACTTATCGTACAGTATCTTAGTGCGCTCTGCATCAAGGTGCATGCCATACCGCTCAACATCAGCTAACACAGATGTAAATAAGCATCTGGTAAACTGCGTCGGTAGGAGCCCCAAATTAATAATACTCTCCCTTTGAAGTAGGAACAACTCTTCTGTGCGCCTAACATCTATAGAACAGTAACGTAAAAGCCAATCTATAGGTATGTCCCTGGGGTCCACTCCTTTCTTAATCATACGACTCACAAGGCTTTCCTTGCCCGGCAAACCATATCTACGTAGAGAGGATTCCAAAGACAGTTCCAATGATCTGTTGCCAGCTATTACATACTCCCCAACCTGTGTACACCACGAGAGATTGTTGTGTAGATCCAGCCCGCATCTATGCAACCAGCCCAACTCAAACTTAGAGTTATGAGCTATCACAAAATCTGCGGCCTCGATATCCTCCACAAGCCTTTTGTAGTTGTATTCAGATCCTATCGAATACTTAGCTGACTCCCAAAACCAAGTGTAATTAGGGTGGCCAATACCTAGCTTCCACACCCCAAGAATTATGGAGTTGTTTGGATTGGCTGGATCACCTTTATCAAACGCAGTGGTTTCAAAGTCAAGGACTACGTAGTTATTGGACAGGTATATATCAGGATTGGGCTTCCTTACGAACTCTGGTAGCCTCTCGAATAATGAGTTCAAGGTTGAAGAGAGATTCTTCGTAGGCTGATTTTTGCCCAATTGCGTATCCGTGCAAAAATTCATCATTAGTATCCTCTTTTGCAACCTCCTCGCTGATTGCTATATGTTCTTTCATGACAACTATTAATTGTTCGATCTTAGAACTATCTATTTGCATCACTCTACCCTCGTCATAGTTGGGTCAAATTTAACCCTAATTGTCTCTTTGATACCGCTAATCTTATTCTTTGGGAATGACAACATCCGCATACCGCTGCGCTCATAGTCTGAATTCATACCTATACCAATCATTAGGTCAGCTTGAGCAGGAATGCCTGTGTTACTAAAATCAACATCCCCCATATCTAGATACAGCTTACCTTGAGCACTATCACCTGCCTGAACTACAGACACCACTAGGGAGTTGTACTTCTTACCATGCATTCGTACACCAAGGGCAGCCTTTTCCAACTGTGTAACTTTGTTGCTATCGTTTATGTTTACGTTACGCAACTGATCCAAGACGATTACATCTGGCTTATGGTCCTCCATAAGACCATGTATCTCATCCAAAGTTCCAGGAGTTAGAGAAGCAAATATGAATTCATCATACCCACGTTCTTTTGCAAGTGCTTTTGCTTTGTCTGGATTAGCACGTATTTCCTCCTTATGCATGCCAGTTACTCGAATCAACAAGCGTAGTGTAAGATCAGCCATAGGGTCTTCATTACCTACATACAGCACACGCAGTTTCTGTTGTAAAAACCCATACACCATATTCAGGGTAAACAAAGACTTACCAACTTCCGGCCTACCAAACACAATTATGTGATGACCTCTAAGAGCACCACCACCCAACATGTTATTGACTACTGTAGGTAAAAGCTTAATCCGATTACTACTGGAAGTACGGCTAAGGATGTCAGCAATATCGGGAGCTTTGATAACATCAAGAGTTTGCGTAACATTTACTAGCTCACCTGTTTTGTATTTATTGTATTTTTCTAGGAGGCTGGCTATCTTGTCGTCAGCGCCTGATGCAAAAGCTGCGCTTAGGGACAATTTCAAATTGTAAAGCTTTAAATCAATGAGGTCTTCTATAACATTAGGTGCTGATACACCTACCATACTATCGAACAGCAACTTGAATTGCTCGCTGTGTTTAGGATATCGCCTTGACAACCGAGCAAGTATAATCTCCTTGTCTACTGTCTCTGCGTTAAGGTCGTTGTTATAAAAGGTCTCTATTTCTTCGTATACTATCTTACCTTTATCTGATAGGTCTTCCTTGGCGTCTGCCTCAACCAGCTGAAAGAATGACTTTCTATCGCATAGGGCAGCAGCAAGTATTTTATGTTCCATTATTCATAGCATCTCCAAATAAAGCCTGTAACTCTTCCTCTGTGGAATCTTTTGGATCTTTGTTAACCTTCACCAACTTAAACGTATCAAAGAACAAGGAATACTTCCTAGCAATAGCTATCGGTAGTGGTACAGCCTTATCCCACGTATCTGCATCTAGGGCTAGGATTATGTTGCGCGTCTCCTTCTGTAATGTGACCGTAGTGGTATCATTCCAATTGGTGCCCAACAAAGCTACTCCACGTCCGTACTTAGATACACGTATTGCTGACAATTGATCTTCGACAACAATGATTGTGTTAAGTTCCGATGCTTTGGTAGCAAAATGCAATAATTGTATGTCTGGATCATTGTAATAGATTATGTTCTTGCTACCCTGTGAGTTGCCATGTTGCTTGAACCCAAGCTTCTTAGCACACCCACCAATCTCGTATCCAAGACTATTGTAGATAGGAAGATATAGTCTATCATAATCTACATCATATGCTAAACCATTGTTAGCAATATCTTTTTCGGTTAGATTGTATTTCTGCATTAGATACAAAACCATATCCTCTGGTAAAGGAATTAGTGGTCTTGTAAATGGATGCGGCTTTTTATGCTTCTTATTGTTAGGTTCAGGAAGTAAACTTCCTGGGAGAGAGGATACAAACCCCTTGAACTTACAAGATGCTCTATAACAATTGTATAGAAGTCCAGCACTTGTTCTTGTTATAGAGAGCTTCTCCTCACCTGTACTGCCTCCACGACACTTAGGACACAGGCAGGTGACGGATTGCCCTTCTTCTAGTTCTAAAGCCAGTAGCTTTATGTTCTCCCGTAATTCTTTGTATTTCATCCCCCTCCTATGGAACAGAATGGACTGTAGTATTTGGGGAAGTTGTTAAAATTCAATACACCCTCTCCCCACACTCTGCCCCACGCATCTATATACTTAATTCTCTCTGCTTTATTTAAAAACATCACATACCCCCCTCAATTGCAGTGGGGACACGGGCTGCCGGAGTAACGAATACTTTCCACATACGCAGACGTGGTAGTTTAATCTTTGTGTTATCAACAAACATGGACATTCGATCTGATACAGCTTGTTGACTGTCAAAGAAATCTCCAACATCAGTGAACCACTCACCAGTCTCCAGATCCTGAAGCCTGTATTTTATCTCTTCTAATGGCGCTGGACCGCGCTTCATAGGCACGTTAGCAGCCCTCTTCGTCGAAGGAATTCAATAGAGCCTCATTCAGTTGTTCATCCAGATCGTACTGAGTAACAACCTCATTATTGAAATCCAATTCCTTGTAGTCATCCTCAGATGACGCATCTACGATGTTACGATCACATGAGTAAGGACAGTCAGGCACTGTTCCGTCTCTGTTGATAGGTAGACGGCAGTGCTCACAATACTGTACAGGATCTATTTCAGATCCATCATCAGACAAACTGACAAGTATTGGCTGATTAGTTTCACTGTTTTTCATATGCCCTCCGGGCGCTATCCCAAATTAAAAATTCTAACACTTAGATTTGTTAATTAGTTAACAATTCAAATTTAATCAAGTGTTAGACATCTGTTTACTCTGAAAGTTCCTGATCTTGTTATACTCTCTAACGCTGATGTCGTACTCAGCAAGAATAACTTTATGTCCGTCAGCATATCGTTTGTTAATTACGGGTGTTCCTACAACAAATCCTTCATGGTTTGTCATAATCTCATACAGAGATAGATTTTCCCATAGTGTTTTGTTGTTTATCTTTTTACGAACCACATCAGTTACGATAAATTTTAGATTCCTGTTTTCTACTGAATCATTTTTGAATGATTTCACCACAGACGACAGGACCATATTATATAACTTTTTGTCTTTTCTTATTAAAGACATTATACTACGACTGTCTTTTTCGCTAGCGTGCGGATATGAATACCATTTAGTTCTTTCATTCAGTACGACGTCACAGCTAAAGTCAGAGATTTCACTTATTCCACAACAAGAGTATAGTTGGGAACAATCATAATCCCAAAATAACCCAAACTTATCTGTAACTTTTATATGCACGTACCCACTCATACCCATTTACCAGATTCTACAACATCATGATCTTTGTAAAAGACACTCTCTAAGAGAACATACATATACGTAGGGCCCCATCGAGTGTCTATCAGAATTCTATCATAGAAGTTGGGATATCCTTCTAAGTGATCAAGATACTCAAGAGTATCCACTTCGTACACTTCACCAGTTATTCGTGTTGAACCACTTTGTACAACGCCGGGGAAACTTCCAAGATTGAGCATCGTATACTCTGCTTTCGTTTTGAACGGCCCACGATACTTCGCAGAAGATTTCTCCAGAACATAATGGTTATAGAATCCTCTCTTTAAACTGCCATACACAAACACCAGATGTGACATCGTTGCTCCTCATTATTTCTTTTGATGCTTCAACGAGTCCAGGAATTTTTTATAAAGACACCTATTAGGAATTTCATGATTTTTAACAATATAAAAATCTACATTGTAACCGAGATTAGAGAATCCTGATCCATCGTGTACATTGTACTCAATACAATCTTCAAAGAAATAATCATCTAAGTTTTCTATTAAAAGAAACTCATTAAATACTATTTCATTTCCGTAAGTATCCAAAAGGCGCTTCAGACAATTAAGCGTATCACTTTTAGATGTAGTAGAACCTCCAAGGGCTACATGTATCTGCCCAATAGTGGAGGTTCCATCCGATGCTTTTCCACCTTTATTGTAGAGGGTGTTTACTTCATACCGCATCGTAGCTGTGACGAGAGACAGCACAACTGTGTTTGCTACACAAACTGGATTGAGATAGAAAGCAAACGTATCCTCGTCTATAGGTACGTATTTTGTGATGCACTCCTCAACCCCAACCAGTTTCAACAAATCGGCGTTTACTTCATTTACGAAGAAATCTATCTTATCTGAATATCCTTTCTTTATTTCCAACAGAAGAATGGGGTTATCCAGATCCAGCACTTTGACATCCTTGCTCAGGACAAAGCCATATACACGTATATGGGTTCCTGTATTCTCATGCACAAGGCAATCAAGAAGGTAGTCCCTACACTTAACCCACGGTGTATTCATCAGAAGCTTGTCGTCAACTTCTGTAGCCCAAGCAAACCTACTCTGTATATTTTGCCCAACCTCAATCAAATCCATCTTTGGATAATTTGGTATTAATTTCATTTATTACCCCTCCACATTAGTAAGTGGTATATCGCCGTTTTTAGCAGCTTCCACACACTCATGACAATATGCTTGATAATCTTGAGTCCAAACAACGGACTCATGAAAAGCAGGATTAACATACCCACCACACATAACACACCCAAACACAGTGTGTTGCTTGAAGTCTTTAAGCGATATGAGTTTACCACGGGGGCCTTTAACGAGTTGACTGACGTTAGATTCCTCGCTGGCCCCATCCCGAAAAGGGTGGTCGTCGTCCTCCTCTTGAAGTTCGTCCTTATCCCCTAGTAACTCAACCTGCTCTACAACTATTGTAACCCAACTATTCTGGACATAACCACTTACAACTTTACCCATGAATAAGAGGTCTTTCATGACCACATTCTTGGAATTGTAGGGAGCCATGTTCACTTTCATTCCATGGCTTACTACAGTGCCAGACAGGAATGAGGATTCTGCTGCTGTGTAAAAGCCTTCAATTGATCCCAATCCCTTGGATTTCTTGTACTCTGTTACTTGGTAGATGTAGAACTCAATATCATCACCGGGTTTAAGACCTATACTAGCCAGAGCATCCATAGATGCTGTATTCTTCTTCGGGGGCTTACCACTAGTCCCAGCTCCCGTATTCCCCTGATTCTGCCCATTTTTGCCAGTTCCATGTCCCTTGCCCCACTCCTTTACAACAAAAGGGATAGTTTGCCACTCTTCAAAGTTAGGCTTCCCTAGTTGTATTTTGTGCCATTCTCCTGGATTTATTTCCCACGGACCAGCTGCTTCAAGAGAAAGACTATTTCTCCCAACAGCTACGTTAATCATCCATGGCTCGCTGGCCCAATAAAGAATGTCCTTATTCTTTGAGAACGCGAGATATAACGGCCTCTCTTTATTTCTGGCAAAATTAATGGTGTTGTCCGCAGAATCATGCCACACCAAGGCATAAGAACCATCCAACTCCGGTAAAGTCTCGGCTGCACCACGAGTAGCTACGGTTTGAGTTATACGCTCACTATCCACGGTTGACGTTCCCTCAAGCCCATACATAGTGAATAGGGTTCCGTTATGAGCCAGCGTTATGGTGCCGTGCTGAAACGGATGGGAAGTTTTTGCAGAGATTACCCCTTTGGTGGCCGCTCTGTTGTGCCCAATGATACCTGCCGTTGCGGCCATACCGCTAACTGCACGGTAATAAAGAGCAGTGTCAACGAAATCGTATCCCGGTATTGGTTTCTTGTACACCTCCACTGGATTTTCACTATTGCGTGGGATACACGCAACACCAGTACCATCACCGCCGCGCAGTGTGTCGATGAATAGAAGATGCGACATCACATCTTCCAGTTTCGCTGAGTCTATGTTTGAAGTCAGTCGTACAAAACCAACGTGTCCACACATTACACTATACTCCGTATTTGGGATAGATTAATCGTCGTCTTCTTCATTAAATTCGTCTTCCTCATCTAATGCTGCTGGGGCCTCAACATCCCAGAATAAGTGGTTGTCCTCCACAATAGCAGCACCCCAATCCATCCCAGGATCAACCATGATTGCTCCAAGAGGAGACTTTTTATCACTGATCTTTACTCCGTGTATCTTCTCGTGCATGGAAGTATAAACTTCGTTTTGCCCATCATCTAGACAATCCAGCAAATGCCTCTTTTTTGCATACATCATCAACGGAGTTGAGTGTATTGATGGGGCAGCCATGTCCATGAACTCTTTGTAGAACGCCTCAGAGCTAGTGGCCCCTGTTAGTATTTCCTGTGCTATGCGAGCACCATTGAACATATCGGACTCATAGCCGTCATTTGCGAGAACTATATAATGCTCAGCAAATACCTCCTTCAGGAATGCAGCCGGACCGATTATTGACAGACGGTTGATTATATCCTTCGGCTCCCCCTGAAATTCCATGGAGTACTTCTTGATGGACAACAGTATATTGACCCACTCAAGAATAGGAGCAGCCCTCCATTCTCCAGCATGCATTCGGAATTCAACACTCCCATGCTTCGCAGTTGCTGCCAGATTGAGGGCACTATACTTACGTGTATCTTGGTTTATTTTGAAAATTGATCTCTTCGCAAGTTCTACGGATTTTGAAGAAGAATCCTTCATTCCGTACAGATACGAAAACAGATCACTACATGTCTCTAGCTGTGCTTCTGTCTCAGACCACGGGATACAGTAGATGTTCGTCTTCCTGTTGCATCCGCAGTATGTGAACAACAGATCCTCTACTATAGCGTACAGAACCAGAAGATTTATATACTGTTGCGGAGAGGAATCCCTTACATCAATATGTACATGAACACTAGTCCTACTACTACAGCTCGGGGTTATCTTCTTCTTTACGAAGAATTTCTCAACTTCTTGTAGAGATTCGGTTATATCTTTACCTTTGTAGGGATATTTTGAGATTAACTCTATTGAGTTCTCACCTCGAAGACTCCCATCATTTACCATAGACCAATGTGGCAGTTGGTCCAAATCGACTGGAGCTTCTTCCAACTCCAGCTCCAGACCTACGAAATAAGAAGCTCCACCAACCAGCAGAGAGTCTTGTTCGTATGCCCTTATGTCTTCTTCATTGCCAAGTAACCCTCCTATTTTCAAGGGTTTCATATTTACTCCTTCAGATGAACATGCTTAAAGAATTGGCTAACTGAGGCTTGCCAGATTTCATAGCCGGACGACAACACAACATTGTCCGGCCCATTAACTACGCCTATCGGACTCTTCTTCATGTACAGGATTGGTTTTCTTGACCTTTGCAGGGAAACAACAGCGAATCTCCTGCTAAGTGCCACAGATAGCTTATCACCTGACGCGATGCTATCCCAAGCCTCATCGGAAGTTGCGTACTTCCTGTTGAAAACGTAATGAACGAAGTCTGGGTTGTTGGTTGTCGGTACAGAGATACCCAATAACTTCAGTTCTTGTGCGTTGGGGACGAACATTTTCGCAACACGCACATTGTATGGAACCTTCCACTGCCTATGTGGTGCCCTCGTGAGCAGGATACAGAAATCCTTATAGTTAACATATCCAGTCTGCGGAAACGTCAGACTTACTCTTGGGAGCAAATCCTTGTATTCATCTGCTTGGGCATTACCCCAAGCATATTTACCACCTTTCCCGAGTACACTCTCTTTGTACCCGATCATGAGTTTGGTATGAGCGTCTGTCATAACGACACTCAAAATATTAATCGGCACCAAACTACCATCAGCCTGTATTTTGGCAGCTATTGTTGATTCTAGATCTCTTTTGAGATCAGATTCTTCCTGGATTGTGTATGGCATATTACTTCACCAGATTCTCGAATGCGGCTTTGTACGCAGCGAACGTCGTCTCTGAACTCATTCCGGGTGCGCTATTAACCTCACACACCACAGCGTTGACAGTGCCATCTGCTATGTATGCCAGTATATCTACGGCGCAGAAATCCATCCCCAGAGCAGCTGCGGCATCCAGACCCAGTTTTGATATGATCTTATGCCCCTCTGATCCTGGAGGAGTAATCAAATCATTGTGGGAGAATACCCATCCGCGCTTGTGATTGCGCACCAAATCGTTGGCATCTGTAAGATTGAGTTTAGCCAGCTTCTCCTTACCCATCTTCTTCTTCTGCACGAAGTCAATTACATGCAACTCACCATCTGCTCCACGACAGACATGGACTCGGAATTCATGAGTCTTATTATAAAACATGGTGTAGAGAGGAGCATCAGGAAGCTTGTCTGCCTGATCGCAGAGGCTAACCCCGTTTCCTTTTTTCCCGTTAACGATGGCTCGTACTATCACCTTAAAGCCATCCTTCAACCACGACTTAGCTACTTGCTTGTCGGTGGTAAACCGCAGGTGTTCCACACCATGATCGGCCAGCAGCTTCAATGTAACTCGCTTATCCACACAGCGGGACACTGCTTCTGGGCTGTTAAGTACTCGTATATCATCCCTGTACCACTCAGGAACTTCCGACCGGCCGTAATTGATGACCGTAGACCCTTGCGGAATTTTACGTATAGGTTTGGCGGAGCACACCAGTTGATCGGCTCCAAGAACACGGCCCAACTTCTGGCCCACTCCGGGATTGTTCTTCTTCACACGAAGAATGTACAGCTTGTCATTTGTAACAGGATAATTGAGGTCCATCATAATCTCCAATTGAACGCTCTCTAGCGTTCGCTCAGGCTCAACGTGAGCCGTTGAATTGTTAACTAGTTAACAGTTAATTAGGAACAAGAGTCCAAGGAATCTCGACTTTATACTTATCCGCCAATGCCACAGCGAGGTTTCGATCACCAGAGTTGATGGTATATTTTAACTCATGAACATCAGTAGCCGACTTGAACATGTCGTCGTATTTTTCAATATCACGCAGCACTTTTGCTGCTGACTCGAAAACCCACGTCATGTGTTCATCACTCTTCAACCAGAAATTGGAAGGTACACGATACTCACTTCCGTAGGGCTTCGGACGATATCGCCCTGCTGCTCCATACATCTGGCGACGTTGTGTGTCGTTATCAAGAAGAACTGTTGCCAATCCTATCTGAACATCACAGGCACGGGCAATTTTATCCGGGCCGTACACGGACACATCATAGCCTATGTGAATATGGCCACCAGCAGTGCGGAGATTACCTACCACCCCTGCATCAGGGGCGACCACTTCATCAAGGCCCCATGCGTCGAAATCACCCTCACACCCGAATTGTTGCGCGAGTGGGTGGGCCACCTCTTCATCTGGCATAACGTAGCTGGAGATTATGGATATACCGCACCCCACTTTATCCAGATACTCTTGTAGATCCACCAGAACACCACGTACATTCTTGATGAATTCACTTGCAGTACGAGCCGGTTTGAAATTAATCTCCGCCAAAACATTATCATGGTGTATGGCACCATGCCTTGTTTTGTGTGGAGCATGCTTGGTTCCGGGTATCCTCTCGATAGCGGATACAATTTTACCAGAACCATCAATCAGGAAGACTTCAGGATCTCCTCCAACAAACATGAGTCACCTCTTAATCAGGGATAGTTATATCCGTTAGGGTAAACAAATTCCAGAACAGGCTTTTTGAGTTACCACCGTGATCAGGTATTTCAGGATGCCACTGCACGCCTAAAGATCTTGTTTTTCCGTAGAACACTGCCTCAACTTCGAAGTGTTTCTCCTCACTATCATGTTGATAAATGGTATCCTCTTCTTCAGAGAGAGGGTGTTGTATGTACGCCACTGTAGTTGCTCGCGCATTTTTCGGGAGAATTACAGATTGATGATGGTATGAATTGACCGTATGCTCAGTGCCGTCGTAGGCTCGCACCTCATGCAGGCCATCACCGTGTTCGTTAAGATGCTGGATTAACGTGCCCCCATGGACCACGTTGATAAATTGTAGTCCACGACATATACCAATCATGGGCACGGAGAGATTCTTGGCCATCTCATACAACTGGAAGTCAGCTTTGTCTTGGGACACAGAAGCTGACACATCTGCATTCTGTAGTGGCAGTTGCCCATACATCCTTGGATCAACATCAGCACCACCGCAGAACACAGCACCAACAACATGGTCTGAGTTAAGCTGTGTCAGGTCTTCCAATCTTATTGTTTTGAATCCACGAAACTCAAAGAATTCGCGGTAACTGGCTGTGCTATTTCCTGAAAACACCAAAATACTTTCTTTTTTGGCTTTACTGGGCTTTATTGCCATTGTATTCTCCTCTGAACTCTAAAACTATTTTTTCCATCTTCGATACAAATACATCTAAATCAGTTACACTTGGTGAGCCAATGTTTACGTATTTCTCATTTACATTGGTATTAGAAAACATGAAGTTGTCTATGGAGTAGTCGCCTGCCGCAACTGTCTTTGCAAACAAACCTTTTTCTTGTGTTAGTTGATCATCGAATATTAAAAATGAGAGCACTTTACGCAACGACAGGTCAGCATCAGACCACCAGTGTCCATCAGTGCGCATACCAGTCACTAATGTTTTTATTAACTTTATTTTTGAGTAATCGTAACGTTCTTCTATTGGTCCATTAATGGCACCCGTAAATATTGCTATGCGTGCTGCATCTTTTTTAGACAGTGACGTGTTTATGAATAAATTGTAAATTTGTCTTATAGACTGCACGCTTATTGGTTGTTCCTGCAATAACCTGTATGTACGAAACACTACATTAACATATCGAGCGTTTAGTTCCGTTTCCATCTGCACTCCATTAACAAAAAGATCTCTAGCATCTTTGGGATGGATAATCAGATTGTTAGGAAATGCATTACGTAAAATCTCTAAGAACATATTTATACGTGCGTAAGTAATACTGCAACTGACGCGAGGAAAGTAAACAACGTACTCCGCTGGTAGGTTTAAATCTGGAAACCCAGCAAAACATGTAGTTGTTAGAACATTGGATAATACACCATTTGTCTTAGTCGCTAAAGATACTTCTGGTTCCATGTTCATTTTTTACATGCACTTAGAGTGGTTGAAATTTTCCATGGGAATTCGTAATGCGTTCAGCTTATTTCCTTCCTCGTCTTCTGGAAGCATTCCCATTACCACGGACAGCTCATTAGCCAGCGCCTCGTTGTTCTCTACATCGCTCCAATTAGCGACATATTGCTGCCCGTAAATGTTCTGAAAAATCACTATGTTAGGTTCGCCACACATCATCAAGATGATCAAGAACACGTTCATGTAATACCCCTGATTTGTTAACTAGTTAATAAACTAGGAGCCTAGCGCCAGTATGGCACTCGTTAACTAAAGAATAACCTCACCGCTGTTCAATTTTTGTACTAAAGCTAATGCCACAGGTTTAGGCATATATACAACACCTAAAGTGTTTCCGTGAACGATGGAGGCCAATTCATAAATACCGACAGAGGTGTAGTAAACATACCACTTACTACTGGTGTCCGACCAGTTTGGTTCGTAGTCAGGGGCGTATTCGTGGACATACGCCAACAGGCGATTGAAGACACGCATTTGATCACGCGCTTTATTAGCCAGCTCGCTAGTTTCTCTCTCTACACCAAACAAGCGTGGCCCACTAGTTTCTCTCTCTACACCAAACAAGCGTGGCCCACTAGATCTGTGATATAGACAAGGGTATATCAATCCATTTATGTTTACAAAGTGGTTGCCAGCTTTAGGTTCCCATTTCTTACTCTGTTTGAGTTGTTCTTTCATGTAGGCCAATTCAACTTCCATCTTCGCAATACTCTTTTCCAACTCTTCATCATTCATCGTGTTCACCTGTCTTGCGCTCGGAGAACTTACCCTGTACACCGCGCCTATCTGCTGTGTAGCGTTCCGTATTGCAGAAGTGAGTGTTTGTAGATATTTCTCCAGTAATTATGCTCATAACTGGGCGGTTGCATATGTGGTATTCATCATCTTTTATATGGTAATGCTTGCATTCTGCACACGCTGGTAATTCTGCGTTTTCGGCGTGCATAGCTATTCTCCTACGTTGTAATGAGCACTACGGTCATGCTCAAGGAGGAGGACTTCTTTATGCCCCAACACAATACGCTGGTGCAATGTGGTACACAATGCCTCCAGTCGTATGAGGGCCGGTAGATCATGCGGAGGATCAGCTTTCTCAAGAACAGATACTTGCGTCAGTATGCGATCCTTCAACATATTGATGATTGCCTGCTCTTGCTTTGAATACTGGAATTCACTAAACGGCATGACTACTCCTCGATAACTTCTCGGTAATGAGCTGCCACAGCGGAAGATAATCTTTTGCGTTGTCTTTATTCATGATTTTTACTTCATAAAAACCTGCTGGATATTTCCCCACTCAAATCCTTAATGATATCCCTATCTGAGAAGGCATTGCTATATATGGGACCAACTCTCACTTCTTTGTTTACGTGGATACGTGAATGGACAATCAACTTCTTGTCGCTATCCGATTCAACTATACGTAAGTTAATCCATGGGGGTAGTGGCGAAGGCTCCATTCTGTACCCACCTTCAGCCGGGTACTCAACGCGGCAGAGTAGGTAGTTATAGGTGCGCTCCACGTCCACAGCTACCACCCACGCACGCGAGTAGCGAGAGCCTTGTTGGTTGGCTCGATCATATCTCCCAAAGCAAAGATCGCATCCTTGCCGGTGATGTTATCCACACTCAGAGCATTGCTTACCTTGGTATACTCACGCCCGTCTTTCATGAACTGAAACAGTGGCGGAAGGTTGGCAAAGCGAATGGTTACAGACTTCTTGACGATAGCTTGAGCCATGATCGTTCTCCTTAGTCGTGGTTGGCATATCTGAGTAGTAGAAACTTAATGGCTTCCACTACCCATGACAGCACGTGGGGTCCTTCGGACCTGGGTGCATTCTCCAATAATCGCAGAGCTTCCTTTCTGTTGTGTATGTAGTTACTCATTGTCACCCACTGAGTTTGGTGCCCCCTGTTGGACTTGAACCAACAACCAAAGGATTATGAGTCCTCTGCTCTAACCAATTGAGCTAAAGGGGCTATGCTCCTGTATGAATTGTTAACTTGTTAACAATTCACATCACCATACAGAATGTCTCTTCCGTCCTTGAACCATATGAGAACGGGAGAAACAAAAAAGAGGATTGCCAGTGCTACAAGCATATCCTCTGTGTCTTCCTTGGTGTGTTCTTTCTCGAACTCTGCTACCACCTCGTTTCTGTGGTAGAACACCGACGACAAGCCCAGCAACAGGCCAGCGGCACCATACACCAAGGCGATGTAGCCCAGTACCAATGCAGTTAGATGGATCATGATTTCTCCTTATGGACTGTTATCACCAACTATCTGTAAGTTATGCACACTTAACTTACCGCACTTCTCACAGGCGTATGCTATGTGATGTATCTCTGCGTACTCGTCTGGATAAAAACGCCCTGTTCTACGAAACTCGGACGTATTATGAACAGCCTTAACTACCGCCATCGCCGCCCGCCAGCCATACCGAACGACGCAAGCAGAAGGTACGATGTGGGTATTAAGAACCACCCACTTATGTTTGCAGAACACGTCTATTTACTCGGGGCCGTGAGTTTAATCGTAGGCTCACCGGTCAGGTGCTTCTCGACCCCGCACACAGTGCAGGTTCCGACGAGCATACGTTGCTTGGTGAACTTCTCGTTGTAAACACGCATGCCCATACCATAGCGAGCATCTTGGTAGGCACTGCGGCAACCCTTGTTTGCACATCTGGTAATCATGATTTATTACTCCTTAACCACGGGGGAGGAAGTCTGACGATTGCGCTTGCCGTTGCAGGTGTAGTAGGGCCACGGACCCTTGCATCCATCCTTGTAGTAGTCGGCGCGAATCTGCTGATTGACCAGACGCTGGGCATGCGCGCCTGATTTGTGATCTTTGTTGGTTTTGCCGGGGCGCATGATTTTGCGCGGTGTGTGATCCATGTCGTGATCAGTGAAATATGCATGTGCCATGATGTTTCTCCTTATTCCTCGATTTCCACGGGATAAGCTTTGCCACCAATGCGATCATATCCAGCCATACGATCAGCGGCCTGTTCGTCATTATAGTAGTAGAACGTCCCCCCTCCCTTGGGGTACAAATTAACCCACACAGTGCGTTTCTTGGGGGCCATGAAAAGATCCATATCGGAGCCCAGCGGGCAGATGGACTTGAACACATGCCCCGCAGAGTATTTTCCCTCAATATTAAATGTGTATGTTTCACCGTTGACCACAGCAAACACATTAAAAACACGGTTGCATGCATGTAGGTGAACTATCTGTTGTACTTCCTTGCCACCGCGTGTGACTACAGGATCACCAGCGAGAGCCCGTTCTAGGTCGAAAGGTTTCATCATCCCTCCTCATTTGTTAATTAGTTAACAATTTGAACAGCACCACTAATACAACTAACACGAAAATATGCCGTAGTCCTAACCCTTTCATCTGCCCTCCCTTATGGCGGTATTATAAGTATAAGTATAGCCTATATCCTTGAAAAGTCAAGGGATTTACTTTTTCTGGCGTCTATGAAAACGCATTTATATGGCTGATGACCGTAGTGCTTTACGTAACTCATCTGGTGATCAGCCACCTTCTTCTCTATCAATCACAAGTGCCACACAATATAAAACAGGGCCACAGCAAGTATCACGATTAATAGCATAAGAAAGCACATGACAATATCCCCTACATTTTGACAGGCAAAAGAAAACCGCCCCATGACGGGGCGGCTAAGTTGGTGCTGGGGTGTTACAGGGCGTTAGCTGCGGCCTGTGCAGCGGTGTCCTGTTCGATGTTGGCGGCATGCTGTTCCAGCTGGATGATCTCCAGCGTAGCCGCTGCATCATCATAGACACCATTCAGGCCGGTAATGATCTCCTCTTTGAGATCAGGCGGGCAGTCGATATACAGCTGGGCCAGCTTGGAGAACAGCGCCAGTGCGTCAGGATCGAGCTTGAGGGACGCAGAAGCGGCCTCTACCTCTACCAGCTGTTGCTGGCCGTCGGGCGTGACGTGTACTCCCGCTCCGCCTTCGGCTGCCTTCTTTGCTGCCTCTTCCGCTTGGCGGCGCTTCTCCTCAGCCGTGCTGGCCTGCAACTTCATGCGGCGAAGGGTGGAAAGGGTCTTGATCTCGATATGACCCTGAACCGGCTTGCCGTTGGGACCAGCCACCTGAGCGGCGATCTTTTTGCCGGGGTAGAGATTGTATTTCTTCCATCCGCTGAAGATGTCAGATCTGTAGATACGGAACGCAGTAGGCATGTCGTCCCACAAGTGCCGCTGTTCCTTGGGTGTGCCCTTGGGCGGACGCCCCCAGCGGTTCTGTTCCACGATACGCTCACACACAGCATCGAACTCTTCCGGGGTCTTGCACACACCGGCCAACGCGAACATGTGCGCGGCGAGGTCTTCCGCCGTGGCTTTGGTCTTGTCGGTCAAGGTTTGCAGTGCCTTGATCTCCTCCACCAGATCGCTGATCGTCATGAACAGCGGTTTGCCGTCGCCTTTGGTGTCAACCTGAAACTTGTAGGCGGACAGATTGACGGGGTGGACAACTTCGCCGGTCTTGACCACTTCTGCCACGGCCTGAGCGGTGGCGTTAACTTCACCTGTCTTTTTCATGATTCTTACTCCTTAACAGTCGATTTATTAACTGGTTAACAATTCAATAATGGGGTGTTAACCATACCCCCGCACTATAAGAATAGACCACTATTACCAGATGTCAATGTGATGCACCCGGCGCGACGGCTTACAACTCACACCAACCGCGTGTAGTCTTGGCAGCTTCATGATAGGCATATAACCCCCGTACATGAGCATGGGAATACAGCTCGGTTAGCTCCGTCAGCAGGTCATACCAGCCCTGAATACCCGTTACATGGGCCAGTCTGTTAGTTACGTTGTAATAATGACTCAACAGCACTAAGGCTTCATCCCATGCTTTTGGGTTCTGCCCGTGTTCGCGTGCCTTCATGTACACGCTAATAGCTGCATCGCGGATAATGCCCACTGTTGACCCTTCCACGATAGGCTCACTCTTAGCCATGGGGAATTGTACCACGTTATAACGGTTAGTAAGCATGATTGTAGCCCCTCAGTTAGTACGAGCCACCACGGCCCGCCATTAGCAGGCACCTAGCTTGACGCTTTGACAACTTGCGCCCCTCTAAGGCCCACACCCTACGCATTATCACCCTTAGCTTGCTCATTGTAAACCCCCATTAGCTACCACTCTACATGGAAGTATAGCAGATGGGAGCTAGGAACTAGTCCTATCTCCAATGGGATAGATAGGGGTTGAATGGGCCCGGCTCCCTCCTTCACCCCCACTCAAAGTAAATGAGAATCATTCTCAATTGGACGGGGGGAGGGGGTCTTTCAGGTCGGGGGGGCCAAGGGCCAAAAGAGGGGGTATCGAGGATATTCAAGGGTACATGAATCAGTCGGCGCTATAAAATCAAAGGGCTAGCGGCCCAAGCCATGCTTGTTCCTGGCGTCAGGCTAGCAGGCAGTGTTGGGAATCAAGGGGGTAGATCTAGGCGACCCACCCAGGGGGCAGACTGAAACAACTAGCCGTATAGAGCGGCTATACAATAGAGGCAGTCTGCTCCTGCCCTCCCATCAGGAAGTACGTTACACCTGGGACTAGACGAGGTACACACTACCTCGGTTAGGCAGTATTCCACAGAATACGACAGGTGTATGTCAATTTATGAAACCATAAGTGAAATAAATTGAACTTTTGGTATTTCTTGTTGTCTAAGTACATACTAAAGTAAAGTTAATTTAATTTCACTATTTAGCTAACTAAGCGGAAGCCTTGGGGGCTCCGCTGGTAGCTCTCTGGTGAGAGCGTGAGTTAGCGAGGAGGGGTAGGGAAACCCCGACAGTGAAATTGGTGTTCGACTAGCATGGAGTGTAGGAGAACATAAAGAGGTACAAGTTTTAGTGGAATTGTATCCACAGCTTTTACAAAGACAAAGGCTTAATATGGCTAATAACGATATCGAATTAACAGAAGATCTCACCTATTTGTACAATCCCCATTCTAAGTACACAGCAGAGCAGAAGCTAAATGTTGTTACATTGTATGCTCTCACTGGTAATCTAGAGACATGTGCCAAGCACACTGGGATTAACTACCAGACTATCAAAGATTGGCATACCAGGGGTGTGTGGTGGGAAGAAGCCCTCCTGAACGTGCGTAAGCATATGCAGGATCAGCTTGATGCTGAACTAACTGGTATTATTTCAAAGGCTACTGCCGAAATACTGGATAGGTTGGAGAATGGTGACGAAGTTCTGGATAAGAATGGTAAGCCACGAAGGAAGAAGCTGTCTAGCCGAGATCTAACTATGGTGTTGGCTATCCTGTTTGACAAGCGTGCCCTTATACGCGGAGACCCGACTTCTCGTACAGAAAAGGTTACTAGTGAAGCAACCTTGGACAAGATGATAACCAAATTTGAAGATTTGGCTCGCAAAATGGGTGACAAGGTAATTAATGCTGCTCCGCACAAGACGGAGTACGAGCTTTTGGAGGAAGAGGATAATGGCGGGGAGTAGATCTAAAAAGAGTGGTGGTCAGTACGATGATCCCAATGCTCCTGATGCAAAAGACGGTAAGGATCAGGATTATAAGGGTAAGCCTAGCCCAGACGATATTAATTTGGGCACTGGTATGCTTGACAAAGCAAAGCAGAAGCTAAAGGATCGTAAAAAGACTTTGGATGAGAAGATCAAAGAAGCTGGAGGCTAATTATGGCACTATTTAACCTTGGTGCTAAGGGTCTAACGGGTTTAGAACAAAACTCTAAGCTGGTTATTCTACAGGCGGATGTAGCTAATGCAGATGTATCTGCCAATACCCTAGCAGATGTCACTGGTTTGTCCTTTCCTCTGGTTCTTGGTAAGCAGTATTGGGTCAAAGTTTTGATAAACTTTACTACGCCTGCTTCCACTACAGGATCTAGGTGGACTGTATCCACCCCTAATTGTACACGATTGGCTCTTAGGGAAGATATTTCTCTTGGAACAGCTACGTCTACTCTGGTTCCTCGTATTACTGATGATGGAGCCCCTGCTTCTGCAACAGCAACGTCCACTTCAGCTGTAGCTAATAAGAACACAGCTCCTGGTGGGGTTGTTTTCATGGAAGGATTGGTAATTCCGGCTGCTGATGGTACTTTTCAGGTGCAGTTTGCGTCTGCGGTTAGTGCCAGTGCTGTCACTGCAAAGGCTGGTAGCTATATAGAGTATACGGAGATTGAATAATGCAACGCTGTTACTGCACAACGACTTTAGGAGTATCGTATGCCAAGCTCTCCTGGATACAAGCGGGACTATAAGCAGGAGGCTGCTACAGAGTCAAAAGACCGCAAAAAGAAGCGTGCTATGCGAAATAAGGCTCGTAGACAGATGATGCGTGAAGGTAAGGTTAAAAAGGGAGATGGTAAGGATGTAGACCATAAGAATGGCAACGCCAGAGATGGTAGACGTTCTAATTTACGCGTAGTATCTGCCAAGACGAACAGGAGTTATCAACGGACAAAGGGTGCTCATAAGAAAAACCCGAAGGATTGACCATGGAACTAACAGCGGAATCAATTTACGGGTTTACTAATGCTCTACTACTGAGTCGATTTGATAATCCTCAGCCTACACCTCGATTTCATATTGAGTTGTGGGATAGGTGTTGTAGTAACCACCAATTTGTTGCTGTAGCCGCCCCGCGTGGTTAACATCATGGCCTCGCGGAATATAAATTCACCCCCCAAATTCGGTGAAACCCAGAACGGGCAATACCGAGCCAAGCCTCATTGTTGAGGAAGGTGTAGAGACTAGACGAGGGGCTTTAATCAATAAGGAATTAAAATGTCTAAATCGCATGAATTTGCGTGGTGTGCCGGATTTTTTGACGGGGAAGGATGGGTAAAAATACAGAAACGTGGGGGAAACTACTGGGGGTATTACCTACGAGTAGGAATAAATCACGTTAAAGTAGATCCGCTTCTTGAAATGCAAAGAGTATTTGGTGGTAATATACGACTAGATACAAATGTAATAGGGAACAGAAAACCACGTCATGTATGGACTCTTTCAACAAAACAAGCTGAATTCATGCTAGGCTGCCTACTACCCTACATGAAAAATAAGAATAATGTTGCAGAATTAGCTCTAGAGTTCTGCTCAACTGTTGGTGAAAGAGGACAAAAAGTGTCTGAGGATATGCAAGTATACCGAGGACTTCTGGCAGATCTAATTAGGACAAAAAATTCCTTAGATTAAATGAAGGTATAGTCCATGCCACTAGGAATAGTGGAGTACCATACATGCAAAAAGCACCGCTGTAACCCATTCTTATGTTTTAGCTAGCGTACTATTTCGTGTCAAGAAGTTTGTTTTGATAGTTTCTGACACTGAGGGGCAGGCTATACAGTTTTTGAGTGACATAAAGCGAGAGCTTTACGAAAATGATGAGCTGATTAGGCTGTTTGGTGTCCAGAAATTCGTTAAAGATTCGGAATCAGACATAATTGTCCAGCTTGATGGTGGCAAACAGTTTAGGATAATCGCCAAAGGGTCTGAGCAGAAGGTACGTGGTGCTAAGTGGAGAAACAAACGCCCCGATCTTATCATAGGAGACGACCTTGAAAACGATGAAATCGTTCTTAATGAGGAACGCAGAGCTAAGTTCAGAAATTGGTTTTTTGGTGCTTTGCTTCCTGCTGGTAGTGACGACTGCGATGTACGCATCGTAGGCACAATTCTTCATCTTGACTCCATGTTGGAACGTCTTTTGAACGACCCAGAGTGGAGTACTGAGCGATATAAGGCCCACAATGAAGATTTTAGCGAGATTTTGTGGCCCGAGAAGTTCTCAAGGAAGCGGTTGGAGGCCATCAGACGTAGGTATGTTAGCCAAGGTAATCCAGAAGGTTATGCCCAGGAGTACCTAAACTATCCTATTGATGATGCTACTGCCTATTTTCGTAAATCGGACTTTTTGCCTATCTCTGACTACGATGAAATACTAGAATACTATTCAGCAGCCGACTTGGCTATATCTGAGAAGGATGGTAGAGCCTACACAGCTATAGTTACTGCTGGAATGAACTACTCAGGGGTACTAAAAGTAGTTGATGTACGTCGATTTCGTGGTGATTCTCTCACCATAATCAATGAATTGATTTCAGTTCATAGACGTTACCACCCTGAATTATTCACAATTGAACAGGAAAACATTGCTAAGTCGATAGGCCCTGTTCTTGAACGTGAGATGCGTGAACAAGGGGTATTTCTTAACCTGAACCCAGTAAATGCGTCTCAAGACAAGCTAAAACGTGCCAGATCTATTCAATCACGAATGCGAGCTGGTGCTGTTGAGTTTGACATGGATGCGGAGTGGTTCCCTGATCTTCAGACAGAACTACTGCAATTCCCCAGAGGATTGTATAAAGACCAAGTAGATGCGCTTGCACATATAGGTCTTGCATTAGATAAAATGGTAGAGGCACCTACACATGCTGAACTCGAAGAAGAAATGTGGGAAGAAGAAGAACAAGAAGCATTATTTGCTAACAGCGGAAGAGATTGGATCACTGGGTATTGATACTGGAGAGTACTATGGCTGAAGAATATGAAGATGAGGCCGTTGATGGTGCTCTTTCAGTAAACCAAACACTAATTCAGTCCATCAATATCGCTGAACTGCTTGATAAGGAACTTCTTGAGTCTATTGGTGAACGAGTAGTAGAGTGGTACGAGGCTGATGAGGATTCACGATCTGATTGGTTGGAAGCCAACGACAGGTGGATTAAACTCACAACTCAGGTTATGGAAAACAAGAGTTATCCGTGGCCTAATGCCTCTAACGTTAAGTACCCGTTGCTGACTACTGCTGCTATACAGTTCCATGCCAGGGCGTACCCGTCACTTGTAAATGACGCTGCACCAATCAAGATTAGCGTTATTGGTGCTGATGATGAGCAGCAAACAAAGCTGAAGCGAGCTAACCGTGTAAAGACATTCATGACATTCCAGCTGTTTGAACAGATGGTGGATTGGAATGATGGTATGGATAGGTTGCTGTTTGTACTCCCTATTCTTGGTATGGCGTATAAGAAGACGTACTATTCACCTGCTCGTGGGCGTAACGTATCCGAATTGGTGTTGCCGCAGGATTTGGCTCTAAACTATCACGCAGTTGATTTTGCTAGGGCTCGAAAGACACATCGCATGTGGATGTTCCCCAATGAGGTGATGGAGTACCAGAATCAAGGCATCTATAGGAAGTGCGATTTAGGTACACCCTCTTCTAAAACACATCCTGGAGTATTGGATGAAGAACAAGGTCTTAATCCTTCATCTGTGGATGGAGATGATCCGTACCAACTTCTTGAGTGCCATTGCTGGTGGGATCTTGATGGTGATGGTTATAAAGAGCCGTATATAATCACTGTTGACCATGATTCTAGTAAGGTCTTGCGTATAGTTGCTCGTTTTAGTATTGATGATGTTGAGTACTACGACGGCGACAAAATTGCAAAGATTACCCCAGAAGAGACATTTACTCAGTATTTGTTCTTGCCAGACCCTAATAGCCCTCTGTATGGTATTGGTTTTGGTAGCACTCTGGGACCAATTAATTCGGCTGTAAACACTGTCATGAACCAGCTTATTGATGCTGGTACGTTGTCAAATCTTGGTGGTGGTTATTTGAGCCGAGGAATGAAGATGCGCGGGGGCGCACATCGGTTTACTCCTGGTGAGTGGAAGCAGACCCAAGCTTCTGGCGAAGAGATGAAGAATGGTATTTTCCCTTTGCCTGTTCGTGAACCTAGTATGGTTCTGTTCAATCTGCTTGGTACGTTGATAGCCAGTGGTGAACGAGTATCAAGTGTAACGGATATTATGGTAGGCGAGAATCCTGGTCAGAACCAGCCATACTCAACTACTGTAGCCGTTCTTGAGCAAGGCCAGAAGGTGTTTGTTGGTATTTACAAGCGTATTTACCGATCCCTTACTGAAGAATATAAGAAGTTATTCAGGTTGAATGGGCAGTATCTGGATGATAGTTTGTACGTCCATGTCATAGATGACAATAGTGCATCTGGTCCGGTATCGAAGAACGACTTCAATCTTAAAGACTTCAATATTCGTCCTGGCGCTGATCCTTCTCTTGTTTCTGAGGCCCAGAAGCTGATGAAGGCTGAGTCTCTAGCTCAGAAGTTAGCTATAGGTATGCCACTCAATGTTCAAGAAGTTACACGACGGTTGCTAGAAGCAGAGGGTCACGAAGATATCCAGAAGTTGATGGATGTTCCTCCTCCGCAACCTCCGTTGGATATTGTGCTTGAGATGAAGAAGTTTGAGCATCAGGTTAACATGGATACCCAAGAGGTAGAGCTGGAGAAAATTAGAACCCAATTTACGTCGTTGCGGGATCAAGCTCAAGCCATGTTGTACGTTGCTACTGCTAACAAGACTGACGATTCTACACGAATTGAGCAGTTTAAGGCTCTCATGGAAGTGTATAAGATGGGTGAGGAAGCCCTGGATTCACGTATAAAAAACATGCTTCAAGCGAGGCAAATAGATAATCAGGCCCAACAGGCTGAAATGGAAAAACAAGACGATGCTGAAACTGAGGAATAACCCAAACGATTTTTACGATAAAGCGCAAGAGTTGATTGATTTAGCCTCTGAAGAGGAAGTTGTTGCATGGGCCAATAACCCAGTTACAAAGGCTCTTTTACTTACTCTTAAAGGAGATTACGAAGGTTTTGTGTCGGATTGGTTAGAGGGACGATATACTGACTCTCTTACTGATGGTACGTTTCAAAAGAGTGTTCGTGCTTTAGGTAGTGTGCAGGCTGTGGTTAACCTATACGAGTGGATAGAGAACATCAAACCGGGGGCAGATAAGTGATTACTCCGTGTGGACATAGAGTGTTGATTAAAGCAGATCCTATAGAAAAGACCACTACAGGTGGTATTGTTATAGTAATGGATGAGCGTCTGGCTAAGGCTGACCAGATGCGTGGAACCATTGTTGGTGTAGGCCCGCAGGCTTGGAAAGCGTTTTCTAAGGACTATACTGGTGAACCTTGGGCTTCAGAAGGAGACCGAGTACTATACGCTAGGTATGCTGGTAAAGAAGTTGAAGACCCCACAACTGGGGAGATATTCGTCATAGTGAATGACGAAGACGTTGTAGCCGTTATTCGATAAGAAGGTACATAGAAATGTCTGAAGAAGATATCAATGATGTTGTTGAACTTAGTCCCATCGAGCAGAAGGCATCAGCAGATGGGTGGCGACCGAAGGATGAGTGGGATGGAGATCCTGATCAGTGGGTAGACGCTAAGGAGTTTGTATTCCGAGGCGAGCTTATGGATCGGATTAAGACCCAGACTAAGCAGTTGTCCAAGCAGGGGGAGACCATTGAGGAACTCCGGGCTGCTCTCAGTAAACTTGGAGAACATAATGCAAAGATTGCGGAAATGGAGTATCGCAAAGCCGTTAAGGAGCTGAAGCGACAGCATCTGCGAGCAATGAGTGAAGGTGATGAGGATCGTGCTCTTGAACTTGGAGATCAGATTGATGAGCTTAATGAGGCTCGTGATAACCTAGTTAATGAGCAGAAACCGGAGACAAAAAATGAGCCGGTGAATAACAAAGCAAACGCTATGCAAGAAGCATACAATGCTTGGATTCAAGATCCTGTCAATTCCTGGTATACAACTGATATAGTTATGGCTGGTGCGGCTGATAAAATTGGGTATGTATTTGCTACGGCAAACCCCGATGCTTCACCGTCTGAGGTGTTTAGTCACGTTGTAAAGGAAATTAAGAAAGAGTTCCCAGAGAGGTTTAATAAAGGCCCTCGTGCTAGTAAAGTAAGTGAGCCTGATCAGAAGGGAGGTTCTCCTTCCAGAGGTACTAAGAAGTACAGCCCCAAAGACTTGAATGATGAACAGCGCCGTGTCGGTAAAGTTTTCGTGGACACTGGGGCACTGCCCAACCTTCAAGCATACGTAGATCAGTTGGTCGATCTCGGTGAGATCGGTTAAGGAGAATAGAGATGAGTGACATAGAAGAACAGCGCAAGCCAAATACCCCTAAGACCCGTCGTTCACGAGCAGAACGCCCCACACGAATTCCTGTTTCAGGTAATCGTGATATACTCACCGTTCAGGGCCTAGACCCTGCATACGAACACCGATGGGTGAATGATTCCAGTGAGAATGGGCAGCGTATTCATCGTTTCTTGATGGGTGGTTGGGAGTTTGCGCCGAAGGAAAACCTCAGTATTGGTTCTGAGATGGTATTCACTTCGGAAAATGTTGGATCAATCGTACGTGTGCCTGGTGGTCGTGGGAATTACTTGTACCTTATGAGAATTCCTAAAGAATGGTTTGAGGAAGACAAGGCAGCTAAGGCTGCTCAAATTCTACAGACTGAACGCAAGGTCACTCGTAAACGTCAAACTGATGATGAAGATGGTGACTATGGTGAAGGTAAAATTAGTACCTCTGTTCCTATGTTGGAACGGAAGTAACAAATATCTTACATGGGTAAACCATCAAATTTAATAACTTAGGAGAAAAAACATGGCCAACGTTGATCGGCCCAATGGTTTTACCCCTGTAAAGAGCCTCCTTGGTGCTCCTTGGAACTCCATGCTGCGTAAGATGACTGTCGCAGCTCGTTCCGATGCCACCAACAATCACGGAGATATTTACATCGGTGATCCTGTAACTGTAAGCACCGCTGGTGTTGTTTCCGTAGCTGACTCCGGTACTGCCGTTGTTGGTGTTGTTGTTGCTGTAGGTACTGATTCTGTGACTCATGGTGATCAGGGTCCGTTTAATGCTGATAACCTGTCCAAGCAGTACCTTGCGCATGATGAAGCTGGGTATGTGTGGATTGTTCCCGTCAATGGTGTTCTGTTCTCTGTTCAGACTGCCCTTGACCTCGACCTGTCTCCTGGTGAGAAGGCCGATACTAACATCGCTGCTGCTACTGCACATGGTAGTCGTACTACCAGTCGTTCTACTGCTGAACTGACTACTGCTAGTAACAATGATGTGATGGTAGTAGAGGATGACACCTCCCCTAATAACGATACGAGCCTTGCCAATGCGCGTCATTTGGTAATGTTCCTCAGCGTTATTACTACCCAGTAAGGAGTAACTAAAAAATGGCTATTGATTCTGGTAGTTTTGCCAAGCTGCTCTACCCCGGCCTTAATGCGATTTACGGCAAGGATTATGTCGAATACCCGGTGGAATACACCGCTTTGTTCGACACTTTCTCTTCTAGCCGTGCGTATGAGGAAGATATCGGAGTAGTGGGTCTTGGTTTGGCGCAGCAGAAGCCTGACGGCGGTGCTGTTTCTTACGACGAGGAAGAACAGGCGTTCATCACTCGCTACGCTCACAGCGTATGGGCCCTCGGGTTCATTATCACTCGTGAGATGTACGAGGATGATCAGTACGGATATATTGGTCGCCGCAAGGCTTCTGCTCTGGCATTCTCTGCTCGCCAGACTAAGGAGATTGTGTTGGCCAACATTTACAACCGTGCCTTTGATCCCAACTACACTGGTGGTGACGGTGTTTCTCTTTGTAACTCCGCCCACCCCAACTGGTCTGGTGGTACGTGGTCTAATATCCCGTCTGTTGCGGCTGACCTCACTGAGGCGTCTCTTGAGCAGGCTATGATTGATATTAGCAACTGGACTAATGATCGTGGTCTTCGCATCGCTGTGATGGCTAAGTCGCTTCATATCCCCATGGCTCTGAAGTACGAAGCCGAGCGTCTGCTCATGACCCCGTATCGTGTTGGTACTGCTGACAACGATATCAACACTATCAAGGGCATGTTCCCCGGTGGTGCTATCGTTAATCACTACTTCACCGACAGCAATGCGTGGTTCATTCGTACTAACGTCAAGGAAGGTATGAAGTATTTCCAGCGTCGTGGTATGGAATTCACCATCGATAACGACTTCGATACTGAGAACGCCAAGTTCAAGTATACTGAGCGTTATTCTGCTGGTTGGACTGACCCGAAGGCCGTTTACGGTTCCCAGGGTGTGTAATAACTGATAGTTAGTGGGGCGGGAGAGTTTTACTCTCCCCCCTACAGCTACTCCGGCTACTAACTATTTTAGGAGATTTAAATGACTACTTTTAGTGATGGTGTTTCACAGTTTGGTGGTGTTCCTGTAGATGTTGGTTTTACTGGTAAGGCGTTCTTTGTTAAGCCCTCTACTGGTTCTGACAGCAACTCTGGTAAGACTCCTGCTCGTGCGTTCAAGACTCTTGCTCGTGCTTTGCAGTACTGCACCGCTAACAAAAATGATGTTGTGTACTTCATCTCGGAGGGTAACGCCTCGGCTGATTGTACTGATTACCAGTCTACTGCTCTTGATTGGAATAAGGATGGTGTTCATCTTATTGGCATCAATTCTGGTAATGGTATCCAGAATCGTTCTCGTATAGCGCAGCTTTCTACTGCTACTAATGTGGACGACCTCTTTACTGTATCTGCTGACAACTGCTACATTGCTAACATCAGTGTGTATCATGGTGTAGCTGATGCAACGTCTAAGGGTGCTGTAA